ATGGCTACCGTTAATTTCTATCTTGACACAAGAAGGGCAAAGGCTAACAATAAATACCCTATTAAGTTACGTATCCAGCATGAAAGCAAATTATTGCTTTCTACGGGGTTTGATTCTGCCATTGAAGCATGGGATGGAAGTTGCTATAATAAGCAAGAACCAAATTATAAATATAAAAATGCAGCATTGCGCAATATCTTTGCCGCTGTAGAGAATGAACTTCTTGTCATGCATTCTATAGGAAAGCTTAAAGCGATAACCGATAAGATGCTGAAATCTCACTTGGAAGAAATTATTAGCGGCAGGAAAAAGAGTGAAAAGTCTTTCATTGATTATTTGGATGAATTTGTTTCATTGAAGAATAATGCCGGCACAAAGACTGTTTATGAAACTACCCGAAACAAACTGCTGGCTTTTGATCCCAATTGTACATTCGATACTATGGACAGAAAATGGCTTGCATCATTCGAGAATTGGATGAGTGGAAGCGGAATGAAGATAAATGCCTATGCTATTCATATTCGGAATATTCGTGCTGTTTTCAACTATGCCATTGATGAAGAGATAACCACATTATATCCATTCAGGAAATTCAAAATAAAGAAAGAAGAAACCCGAAAGCGTTCTCTCAACATCGAGCAGATTAGAATACTGAAAGCCTATCCATGCGAGGAATTTGAGGAGAGATACAGGGACTTATTTATGCTGTCGTTTTATTTGATCGGCATAAATATAGGGGATATGCTTCTGCTGAAAGAGGAGAACATAGTCAACGGGCGGATTGAATATCATCGTCAAAAAACTGGAAAATTGTATTCAGTGAAGATAGAACCGGAAGCGCAGGGTATAATTGACCGATATAAGGGAAGGCAATATCTCTTGAATGTTTTGGACGAGTATTCTAATTACAAAGATTTTATCAGTCGGATAAACAAGGCACTGAAGAATATAGGGCCATTCGAGCGTAAAGGGCTGGGAGGAAAGAAGGTTCGCCAACCGTTATTTCCGGATCTGTCCACATATTGGGCGCGCCATTCATGGGCTACATTGGCAGCGGAACTTGATATACCTAAAGAAACTATATCTGCCGGTTTAGGACATGAGATTGGTTCTGATGTTACTAGTATCTATATCAAATTCGATCAGAAGAAGGTGGATGATGCCAATAGGAGAGTGATTGACTATCTGTTTGGAAAAGAAAAAGCCGGGGAATGATGCCCGGCTTATATCGTTGGTTTAGAACCGCCACTTATTTTGGTTATAGCGTCATGCTCTGTGTTTTTTCTTTGTTTCTCATCCTCGTCTTTGAGATACTTGTTCCTTATATCTTTGATGTCGTTTGTCATTCCCCATACTTTGAAGAAGAGAATAATTTGTAAAACTCCGAATATTAGGAGTATGATGGTTAGAAAGTCAATCATAATCTTGTGTGTCTAATTTGTTATTTTAGCCATTTTGCAACTCCACCATGATGTGAGCATGTTCCTCTACGGCTTTTGCTAAAACTATATGTTCCATCTCTACATAAAGCTGTTGCTCCAGGAGGCGCGGAATTATAATAAGTTGGAGATTGTACTCGTTCTCCCTTTGAATTTGTATAATATTTAATAGATGTACTGTTATTGTATGTAGTATTACATTCAATTTTTTCTTTTGAAAGGTATTTTGTCGAAACATATCCTATGTATCCATTATAGTTTACCGGAATCCATTTACATTCACAGTCTTCATCTATGGTAACTTGAGTGCCTTTAGGTATTTGAGTAATAATAGCAGAGGTTGTATTAGGAGCTTCTCTCAAATTTAGATTTGCCATAACATATCTTATAGTATCTTGCTGAATGGAAAGTTGAGCATTTAACAAGCAAGAAAATAAAAAAGAAAAAAATAGTATTATTCCTCTTTTCATAATTTCAAATATTTAGTTTGTTCTTTAATTCGTTGAAAGTATCTGGATTCTCAAAATCTCCCCAACAGTATTTCTTGTATCTGTCCCGGTCGAAGCTGTCTTTTTTCTCATAAACAATCAGGTAATCCTTATCACATAAAACAATCACAGAAGAATTAAGTAATCGGGCGTATGAGCGCGCTTGCAAATATGCTTCTTCTCTTTCCTTGTTATTCCTCATACACAGCTTGGCTTCAATCAACACTTTTGCCCTTTCCTCATTTGGTTTATTGCCATAATGTAACGCATAATCTGGGAATATCCTATGTCCTCTCCCTGCTTGGATTGGTAACTGCCGGATGAAGTCTTTGTTTTCATACCATCCCATAGAGTTAAGCAATGGTTCCAGCAATTGCTGTTCTACATCATGTTCGTACTCTATAATTACGTCTTTGGGCAAGGTTGGGACATACAATTTTGGCAAAACCTCTATATCAAATCCTTTTGTTTTTATCATCCGAAGTAACTCTGAATAGTTCTCACTGTTAACCGACCAACCGTTTACGCCTTGAAAGTTCTTTCGAATAAGAGGATGTTTGGAAAAATATTCATCCATTTGAAACTCTTTTAATGTGATGTGAGGAATGTCTATCCTATTGCCAATATAGATACACCCATAATATCGGAACAGAGGGTCTATTACACCATCTGTAAGCGATGTTTCTATGCAAGTGACTGCGCTGATTGGAGACGTTTCGTAATGAACAAGAATATCCCCTTTCTTCGTATCAGGACTTGACTGCCAGAATTTTGACTCTAAGGATTTATCTTCTTGGTATAATCTGCCACCAATGAACCATACTTGTGACGGTTTGGGTATGTCTATTTTCTCGCTTGGAAGATTATTGGGTGCGAAGTCGTATAGGAAAGACCATAGCTCTGCTGGAGATAGCCCGTTTTCTTTCCTGAATAGATAAAACACCTCACAAAGTTTCCAATAATACATGCACCTTCCTTTGTAATCAGTTCTTTTGGGGATATTGGGGAGGTCTATGTTAAAAAAGTCCGCTATTTTATTCAGTTCGAAGATTCGGCAAAGAAATAGGTATGGAAAGAAATATTCGGGGGCGAACTGTGATAAGACATAGGACATCGGCTGGATAATCCCAAGCATATTCTTGAAGTCGTTAGCAGGAAGCCATTGTTGCCCTTCTACCCTTATGCCTAATGTGATAAGTGAAATGTATAAATCTTTTGCTTCTTCCAATGAGCTGGGATGGTCATAATCTGATACACCGTAGCAATATATATTCTCCAACCAATCGTTATATAAATCTTCTGGTATGAAATTAGCGTACGGACAATAATCCTTGAATAAAACATATCCTCCCGCATCGGAAAAGTATTTTATCATCTCTATTCCGATTGTGGTCTGTTTATATAGGTCCCATGTGTATTGGTTGAAACTCATGGCGTTTATTTCATCGTATTCATCCTAATGCTTAGTTTTACTAAAGCTAGTGCCTTAACTGATGCCAAAGGAAAATCTTTGGGTTGATGGTGCTGATTGTAACTTACCAACTTAATCCAATCACCTCCTTTTTCAGATTGATTTATGTATTTTACAGTTAGATATTCTTCACCTTCTACATCTATTGAAACCAAATACATTTCCCCATAAAAAATGTGTTGGATTTCTACGGGAACTTCTTTATAAGCTATAATATCTCCCGATTTCAATAAAGGATACATAGAATCTCCTTTGACATATACAGCACCGTCACATTTCGGTATGTTGGGGATACTTATCTTTCCTAGTATGTTTTGGTCTTTGTTCACCAAAAGAGATTTCAAATTTGCGGCAGCCTCAATGTCATATAGATTAATTATGCCTTCTTCATCTATCCTTTCTATATATTTAGGCTTATTGATAATCGTAACATCTCCTAGTTCAATCTCATCAGCCATTGCCTGTTGGACAAGATCGCCTAGAGACATATCCAAAGCTTTAGATATGATTATCAATTCTGATAGTCTTCTTTTAGATAAATCATCATATCTACCTATATTGGTAGATTCTATGCCTAACGCATCAGCTATTACTTTATTTGTAATACCTTGATTTCTAATTATTTGTCTTAATGTTATCATTTTAGATTAATCAAATTAGATATTATTAACACAAATAATAATCAAAAATGATATACTATATCAAAATTGATAGTATATTTGCATTATCAAATTAAACTGATACAAAGAAACGAAGATTAATTCAGATTTCAAATAGTATAAACATATTAAAATACACGATTATGAGAACAAGAGAATTTTTACACGAAGTAATGAGCCTTGCTTGGCAGTTCGTTAAGCGTAATGGCTACACCATGAGCGAAGCAATGAAGGTCGCTTGGGCTAACTTGAAGTTGAAAGGTGAGATGAAAAAGAAGATAGTGAAGTTCTACTTCAAAAAAGTGGACGGTTCCGTTCGTGAGGCATACGGTACACTAAATGAAAAGCTGATGCCTGCCATCACTGGTACTGACAACAGAAAAAAGAATGATACCGTCCAGACTTACTATGATACTGAACGCCAAGAATTCAGATGCTTCAAAAAAGCTAATCTGATGTCAATCGCATAAAAGATATGGATATGAATGCTTACACGATTAACCAGCAGTTGGATAGCCTTTATAAAGATTTAGAGGCTGCCCATAACAATGATGAAGAGGCTGTCTGCCTGATGTTCAATGCTGATAGCAAAAAAGAAGCTATCCAGTTGATAACGGATGAGATAGACAGTTTGGAAGATGCCTTAAAAGGTTTTGAAACTTGTGAAGATGATGGCATGGACTACGATGCTCTATGCCGGGTACAAGGTATCAGCCGATACGCATAATACACGATTATGCAACGCACGACAGCCCTACAGACGGATTGAACGGCAACCGATAGCGAGAATCGGGTAGGGTACTATTGATTAGTTCTTTGAAATTCTGTAAAAGCAATTACGGTGTAATTCATAAGCCGTTTTTGCCAACCAAAGATAACAAACGCACATAAGCAAGTTGGAGCTTGTGAGCTGTGCAATGTTTAACAATTAATAGATGTGTAACCATAGTCACTGAGGTGTAAGTAATGACGGATTTGGCGACCGACACGCACATCGAAACATATAGCTAACAGAAAGGCGTGATGCTTGGAATCGAATTCCTCTGTTAGCACTAATTTAAAATATTATGGAAGAGATTTGGAAAGATATATTAGGTTATGAAGGCATATATCAAGTTTCAAATTTAGGACGTATAAGAAGTGTTGACAGAGTTGTATTATATTCATCTGGAAAGAAGGTTTTTATGCGTGGGAATAACTTGAAATTGAGATATAACAATTCAGGGTATTTATATGTGGTTTTGAGCAAGAATCAGACGAAATCTTTCTTCTTGGTTCATAGGTTAGTTGCAAACGCATTTATTTCAAACATAAGTAACAAATCAGAAATTGACCATATAAATGCTGTTCGTGATGATAATCGGGTGTGTAATTTGAGATGGGTTACAAAAATAGAAAATAGGAATAATATTCACACCAAAATTGCGAACAAAGAAGCTAATAAATTAGCAAATAGAAGTGTTGGACTTCTTGAAAAGAAAGTCGTGCAAATGGACTTAGAAGAAACTACCATAAGAGTATTTAATAGCCTTCATTCTATTGAAAAAGAATTAGGTTATAGCAGAGCTAATATTGCAAGATGTTGTAAAGGGGAAAAGAAAACGTGTTATGGATTCAAATGGAAGTTTTTATAATGAATATAGTTAGGCGTCCGTACTGTTTTCGACAATATAGCCTGTACTGAACTGAAATAAGGTTCTGCTATTCGATTAGGGTACAGGTACTTATTTAAATTTATACGATTATGAAAACAATCCAATTCATTTTATCCATATTGGTTAGTATATGCGCTGCCGGTATGCTTTACGGGGCTATCACTACTTACAGTCCTATGAAAATATTCTCTGTCACTATAATGGGTGTTATATGTGCCGGATGTGCTTTTCTAATAAGAATCTCTTATAAAGAGTTGAAATAAATGACAAATTGTAATACCGCTAAAAGGTAGACCTCAAATCCGGCACAAGGCGCATGGGTATGAGTGCACAATAACCTTGTAAACCAGCCGGGCGGTAATTTATGAAGTAGCATTGTTGGAATGCGTGTAAGCAATTAATTGTTGGTATTAACTCATATTCTGATTTCTATATTCATCTGGCTTACAAGAAGTAGGTTCGACTCCTACCTTTTTAACGATGTTTTAAACTTATACGATTATGACAGTGGAAGAATTAAGAGGCATGACGCATGAAGATTTAGTAAGGCGTGTGCAAGAACTGGAAGAGGCTAACGAGAAATTAGCTGAAGAGAAAAATACATGGTATAAATCTTGGAGTGATTTGAAGCAGAAGTTTGATCATTTCAAGAATGCGGTTAAAAGCATTGTTCTGATAATAGATTAGATATTCGTGTTTTATTTTGATGTTTGTACCGGGTGTGCCGTCCGTGAGGATAGTGCACCTTTTTTAGTCGGATGGTTAGCTTATCGGTTAGAGCTTCGTGCTGTGCAACCAATTGGCACGATTGAGAGGGGTTCGATTCCCTTACCATCCACGTTTCATTAATTAAATTTTACTCTTATGGCAAAAGAACTGAAAGAAAGAACAGAAATCAAGAAAAAGCTGAAAAAGAAGAATGACAGAATCAGCTTTGACTTTAGCGACAAGCTTGCCGGACAGCTTCGCAGGTGTACCGCTGATCTTAACAGGTTGGCAAGGATTGACCGGATAATAGACAAGGAGCAAACGTTGTATTCGGTGGACACTAACAGGGAAGCCGGATATATTGAGGTTATCCGCAATTATTAATCAGCCGACTTACACGATTATGAGGAGAGTTTTTAATGAACTTACACCTGAATGCGAGATTACGGCACGAATGTATGCACAAGGGTATGAGAAGAAGGAGATAGCCGATTTGAAATGCAGGGCTGTGAGCACGATAAACAACCAGTTGCAGAAGGCTTTTGAGATTCTTCATGTAAGAAATGGAAGAGAACTGGCGACCATGCTATATGAACGGATAACTGGGGTGAAATTCACAATGGATTTTTCACCAATAGCCCGTTCAGTTATCGCCTGTTGTTTATTATGTGTGTTTTCAATTACGTTTTATCAGGATTTCCATTCGGATATGCGTAGGGCAAAACGGATTAGAGAAGAGAAAATAGAATTTCTGAAAGATATGATATGAAAAGAGGAAAGGTTGAATCCGTACAGAAACTTTGGCTTAATAAGGATGAAGCGATGGCTTATTTGGGGTGTAGCGTTGATTACCTTGATAAACTTAGGAATAACGCCCAGGTTTCATTTGCCAAAGATGGAAAAATGATTTGGTACAATTTGGAGTCGATCAATAGATTTTTGAATAGAATGAAAGTAATATAAACCCTTTAAATTTTACGATTATGAGTCTTATTAAAAAATCAAATGAATTAGTAATTCCTACCACTGTAAAGATGATGATTTACGGTCAGGCTGGTATGGGAAAATCAACAGTGGCATTGAGCGCACCAAAACCGTTATTATTGGATTTCGATAATGGCGTTAAGCGTATGAATATGGCGCATTTGGAAAACATAGATACTGTACAGGTCACTTCATGGAGTGATGTTCAACAGGTCTTGCAGGAGGATTTGTCTGTTTATCAGACCATTGTAGTTGATACAATCGGTAAGATGATGGATTTCATCATTACTTATAAATGTGGCAGCCGCCAACCGTCTATCAGGGATTGGAGCGGTATCAATGCAGAGTTTTCATGGATGACACGAACACTTTCGGGGCTTAACAAGCATATTATTTTCGTTGCCCATCGCGACACAAGAAAAGAAGGTGATGATACGGTGTTTATCCCTGCCTTGCGTGAAAAATCCTACAACTCTATCGTTACTGAACTGGATTTGCTCGGTTATCTTGAAATGAAAAGCGAAAGAGGCGTCCAAAGACGTACCATCACTTTTGACCCAACTTCAAGAAATGATGGTAAGAATACTTGCAATCTTCCTTCAGTGATGGAAGTTCCTACCATCCTTGACAAAAACGGTAATCCAACCGCCAAGAACGACTTTATCACTACCAAGATAATCAATTCGTATTTGGGTATGCTTGCAGCGAAGAAAGCGGCACAAGAAAAGTATGATAAAGTTATTGAAGAAATCAAAGAGCAGATTGAACTTATTACGGATGCGGAATCTGCCAATAATTTTATCGCGCAAATAGATAATTTTGAGCACGTTGGTTCTTCAAAGCAAATGGCGGCAAAGTTGGTAGCCAACAAAGCGAAGTCTTTGAATCTGAAACTTAATTCAGAAAAGAAATATGAACCAGCAGCCTAAATATCGTATTTACGCAACGCTTCTCGATGCCTTTGGGGGATATCTGAATAGTGATGTGATTTGGGATAAGTATTGGGGGTGGTCAGAAAATCCACCCCATACTCCCGAAGAATTTCACGAACAACAGTTTCAAGAACTGATAGACCGGATTAACCGCAAGCCATTCGACAGCGAAGCGGCAGACAAGGGAACAGCCTTTAATGAGGTTATTGACTGTATGATTGAAAATCGGAAATCCGAAACTGTGCAAGTTGAAAAGGTATATAAGGTAATACGCGAAGGAGCTTGTGACGAAACAGGTAAACCTTTGTATTACGATGAGGTTCAAACCAACGAGGTTATAGGTTTGAAAGCTACCTATAATAATCGCGTTTTTACTTTCCCAATTTCACTTTGCCGAGAGTTTGCCAATTACTACAAAGGCGCATTAACCCAACAAAGAGTAGAAGCGATTCTTCCAACCGCATACGGCAATGTTTTGGTTTATGGGGTAATTGACGAGCTGATGCCGGCCAGCGTCCACGACATCAAAACAACCGGAAGCTATACCGTAGGGAAGTTCAAAGACCACCATCAACACCTTGTTTATCCTTATGCTTTGATGCAGAACGGTTCGGATGTACGGACATTTGAGTATAACATTGTAGAGTTCAACAAAGGCGGTTATGTGGTAGATACCTATACAGAGATGTACGTTTTCAACCCAGAGCGTGATATTCCTATTCTCACTAATCATTGTGAAGAGTTTATCCGGTTCTTGGAAGAAAACAGAGAAATTATAACCGATAAAAAGATATTTGGAGGAGAAAACTAATGGCAAATCAAATAACCGGACGGATAATTCAAATCGAACAGACCGTCCAAATTACGTCCAAAAACGGTGGAGCTACATTTACCAAACGGGAGTTCATTTTAGATGCTACCACTTGCGACCCTTATACGGGAGAGCGTAGCGAGTATGAGAACATTATTCCCTTAGAGTTTTCGGGTGACAAGTGTACAGAACTTGACCGCTTTAATCAGGGTGATGTTGTTACTGTATCATTTGTCTTACAAGGGCGTTCTTGGACGAATCAAGACGGAGAATTCAAACGTATGGTATCCATTCGATGCTATAAAATAGAAGCGCGTGGCGGTGTATCTCAATCCCAACAGACAACATCGATACAACAGCCAGCGCCACAACCGACTTATCAGCAACAGCCGCAGAACTTTCCGCCTCCGGTTGATGCTAATGGCAATGTAAAGGATGATTTGCCTTTTTAGCGTATGCTGTTCGACTTGAAGAATGAATATCAAATACCCAAGTTCAAGGAGTATGTAAACAAGCTGTTTAGTGAACGTGCGGTGGTGGAAGTGAAAAAGAAACTACCTAACCGCACGCTTGCCCAAAACAGCTACTTGCATCTTCTTTTAGGGTATTTCGGTAGTGAGTACGGTTGCAGTCTCGACGAAGCAAAAATTGATTTTTATAAGAGGACTTGCAACCGTGATTTGTTTGAGAGAAAGACGGTCAACAAGAAAGGCAATGAAGTAACCTATTTGCGCAGTTCTGCCGAGCTGACAACAGGTGAAATGACTTTGAGTATTGACCGTTTTCGTAATTGGAGTGCATCAGTGGCAGGTATCTATCTGCCGGCTGCAAATGAACATCAAATGCTGATATACGCCCAGCAGGAAATACAAAGAAATCAAGAATTTATTTAGTTATGAAAGCATTATTTAAAATGGACTTCGATTGCGGAAGAATGGGCAATCTTGAAGGAGTATTTATTGCAGATACAGAAGATGTCGAATACTTAGTGAATAACAAAATCAGTGTTTACTTCGGTGAAGTACTTGGCAAACACTCTGAAATATCCGGGTGTGTGGCTGAAAGTGAAATCAAACAAATAACCACCGATGAAAATGTAATCAAGATAGTTGAAGAATATGGGCTCAACAGTGGGTATAATCCATTTGAATACACTCTTTGTACATCAGAAACGGAAGATGTACCCGACAACGGAGTTGACTGGGATGATTGTATGGTACAGGACTATATCGACTTTAAACGCAAAGGGATTATTCCTGGTTTCTATAAAGAAGAATATGAAGTATGGTTGAAGAATAATAACCAAAAGTAAAATATTTATGGACAAATTTTTAGGTCAAGAAATCCTTGAACAGGAACGTTGGCAGTTCCTTCAGGATAATGCCGATGCAGTAGAGAAAATCGGTTATACCCACCGATTCACACCCGAAGAATTGGCGCAAAAGAAAGAAACATTAGCCGAGGTATCAATCACAATCAATGATATTGAGATTGAAAAGAAAGAGGCTATGGACGAGTTTAAAGAACGCTTGAAACCTTTGAATGAAGAAAAGCAGGAACTTCTGGACCACATCAAGAGAGGTTCTGAGTTTGTGGAAAATGAAGAATGTGCCAAAATCCTCTACCATGAGGAAAAGATGGCAGGATTCTATAACAAGTTGGGTGAACTGGTTTACAGCCGCCCGATTATGCCGCAAGAAATGCAGAAGACAGTATTCAGTATTAACCGTAAAACAGGAACAGAATCATGAGCGAAAACAAATTAAACGTGATTATACCGAAAGATTATAACGGTGCACCAATTGAAGTAGTATTGCGTGAAGGTGAAGCACCCGTAGCACTTGACCCGAAAGAACAGGAAAGAGTAGTTATCAATGGAACGATAGATGCACCTCTCAGATGGTTGGAGAAACGTGTCGAACTGATTAACCAGAAAGCGACCAATATCATTGTAAATCGTGATAAGATGGGGTTAGCATTAACTATTGATGAAACCAACTACTATCAGACTGAAATCAACGGTATTTTGCAGCCTTCAAAAGAAATGCAGGAGTTTGGTATCAACGTTGAAAAGAAATGGGAACCCATCAAGTTATCTAAGTTCATCAAAATGCACCGTGCTTTCTTTACTGACAAGTCACAGAATATGATGCTTGTATCTACTTTGAAGAATTTCAAAGCAAAGGTAAACCAAGACATTGAGCGCAGCAAGGAGGAAAACGGCAGCAAAGTTGACAACTACTCGCAGGTGGTTGATTCTAATTTGCCCAAGTCCTTCAAACTGAACATTCCTCTTTTTAAAGGTTTTTCTTGCGAAGAAATAGAGGTTGAGATTTACGCGGATGTAGACGGTAGAGATGTTTCCCTTTCTCTTGTGTCGGCTGGCGCAAATGAAGCCATTGAGGAATACAAGAATAAAGTCATTGACGAACAACTGGGTGTCATCAGACAGATTGCACCGGACATCGTAATCATCGAAGTATAACTTTGTTAATCTGCCTGTCTGGTCTGTGAAGATGGGGCGGGCGAAAATGGGGGTGCGCAGTGGAGTGCTTTTGACTTTCGAGAGGTGCACATGGTAGAAAGTACGGTACGTGAGATATAAGGAGTAATTAACCTTAGAAGTAGCGCAAAAGGATATAGTCCTTAATTGGGTGTTCGAATCGCTCCATCTCCACATAAATGTGAGCCACACATAAATGGCATGGGTTAGTAAATAATGGTTGTGCCCCGGAGAATACGCTTCGGGGCTTTTAATTGTAACGTATGGAAAGTTGGCAAGAAGTGACAGATTTAAAAACGAGTATTGTACGGCACTTCCAAGAAGAGGTTGGTGCTTCGTATGACTTTAGAGATATTATAGACAATCTGGATGACGATGAGGTTCTGGATTCTATCATAAGTTGGGCGAAAAATAACGGAGTAAGAATTTTTAATGACAAGATATGCCATACTACATAAAACGAACAAAGGCCAAGAAGAAAGACAAGCCTTTACCCTTGTTTGATAAAGCAGGGGTAACAGTAAAGAAAAAGCCGGATTTGAAAGCTAAGCTCGACAAGGAGTTTTCCCTTTTTATCCGGCTTCGTGATTGTATGCCAAACGGATTCTTCCGATGTATATCATGTGGACAGATAAAACCATTCGTGCAAGCCGACTGCGGGCACTATTTCAGTCGTACACATTTGGCAACACGGTTTGATGAGAACAATTGCCATGCCGAATGCCGTGCGTGCAACCGTTTCCGTGCCGACCACCTTGAAGGCTACCGTGAGAATTTGATAGCCAAAATCGGACAACAGAAATTTGACTTGCTGAAAGTAAAAGCTGCTGGTACTTCTAAGATGTCAGATTTTGAGTACGAGCAACTAATTAAGTATTACAAAGCACTCAATAAGAAATTACGAAAGGAGAAAGGGCTATGAATGATTTGGAAGCAGGAACATTTGTCATGATGGTCAAGAATGATGATGGTTCATTCTCTTCGGTTGGATTAAGTAAGGAACAGGCTTATATAATCCGGATATTTCTTTCCAAACTTAGTGAGGATTCCCCTTTTATCATTAAATCAGAAGATAGATATGTACAAACTACGTGATTACCAACAGAAAGCCTCTGATGCTGCCGTTTCTTTCTTCAATAACAAGGCGAAGAAAACAAATGCCATTATGGTGTTACCGACCGGAAGCGGAAAGAGCCTTATCATAGCGGATATAGCCGCAAGGCTTGACGGGCACACTTTGGTGTTTCAGCCAAGCAAGGAAATACTCGAGCAAAATTTCAAAAAGCTATGTTCATACGGTATTCTTGATTGCAGTATCTATTCAGCATCCTTTAACTCAAAGGAGATAAGCCGGATAACATTTGCCACCATCGGCAGTGTGAAGAATCATCCCGAACTGTTTACCCACTTCAAGAACATCATTGTGGATGAATGTCATCTTGTAAACCCCAAAGAGGGAATGTACAAGGATTTTTTTGATGCAGTGAAGTGTAAGGTTCTTGGGCTGACAGCAACGCCATACCGTTTAAGCTCCAGTCGTGATTTCGGCTCCATGCTGAAATTTATCACTCGGACAAAACCTCATGTCTTTTCAGAGGTCATTTATCATGTACAGGTATCAACCCTATTAGATATGGGCTACTTGGCGAAGTTGGATTACTATTCAATGAATCCTTCAGGGTGGAATGAACTTAACTTGAAAGTAAATACTACTGGTGCCGACTATACGGATAGGTCAGTTCAAAAAGAATATGAACGGATAGACTTCTACGGTTATCTCGTTCATATCGTCCAAAGGCTGATGAATCCCAAAGCCGGAGGAAAACGGAAGGGTATTTTGGTCTTTACCCGTTTTTTGAAAGAAGCGGAACGGTTAACGATGTCAATACCCGGTTGCGCTATCGTTTCAGGTGATACTCCTAAGAAAGAACGTGAACATATTCTTGAGGCGTTCAAAGCTGGTGAAATTCCGGTAGTAGCTAATGTGGGTGTACTTACGACTGGCTTTGACTATCCGGAACTTGATACGGTCGTTATGGCACGTCCTACAATGTCACTTGCCATGTGGTATCAGATAGTCGGTCGTGCCATCCGCCCGCATCCTTCTAAAGAATGTGGATGGATTGTGGATTTATGCGGTAACATCAAACGTTTCGGAGAGGTGTCGGATTTACGATTGTTTGATAGCGGTAATGGTAAGTGGGCTGTATTTTCTAACGGAAGGCAATTAACTAACGTGAGATTCTAAGACTATGGACGAAGGATTTTTGAGGCTAAGCCGCAGGTTTTTCTCGAATGAAATGTGGAATGAAGCCCGTACTTTTAGCAGTTGCGAAGCGTGGTTAGACTTAATTCAGTCTGCACGATTTGAGGCAACGCCCCGAAAGGAGAGTATCGGAGGTCGAGAAATCTCTTATTCAAGAGGTCAATATCCTGCATCCATAAGATTTCTGTCACAGCGTTGGAAATGGTCTGAAAAGAAAGTGCGTTCCTTTCTTGTGCATCTTAGAAAGAAAGGTATGATAACTGTTGAGTGCAATCAAGGAATGAACCTTATAACCTTATGTAAATATGAAGAATATAATCCAATGGGCACAACCAAGGACACAAGTAAGGGCACAGGTATTGAAAAGGAAATCAATGAATTAAGACAGGAATGGGCACAACTAAGGGCACAACTTGGGGCACAGTCCATGAACAACAATTTACCGCAATCCGAATTTTTACAAAAATCAGGGCACACAGAGGGCACAAATATAAAGAAAGAAGAAAGAGAGTATATAGATATATCTCTACATCAAAAGAAAGAAAATACTCCTGACGGAGTATCAAAGAAAGACAAGCTTTCTTCGCCCTCCCCCTCTGAAAAGATTGATTACAGCGGATTGATGGAATACTATAATACCACATTCAAAGACAGACTCCAGCAGATAAGATCAATGACTGATGTGAGAAAAAAGGCTGTAAAAGCCCGGATAGCCCAATATGGGAAAGAGTCAGTGAGGAGTGTTTTCAATCTCATTCTTCAATCCCCGTTCCTACTTGGAGCTAATGACCGCAATTGGAAATGCGACTTTGATTGGATTTTCAAACAAGCAAACTTTACTAAAATATTGGAAGGAAACTATAATGGGACAAGACTTAGTAAAAATCAACAGGATAGCGAGCAGCGAAAACGTGATTCAGTTCTTGCAGTCGCTACAACCGTTAGAGAAGCTGCCGCAAAAAAGAGAAAGGAACTTGAAGCAGAGGGCGTTATTGAATAAATATCCCGATCCTGCACAATTCATTCTTGATTACAACCCTGATTTGCAGTTCAAACTTGTCAGATGTAATGCAACCCATTCAGAACTGGCATTGAATGACAGCATTCCGAGTTTAGGGCTATTGTCTTCTACTTATGGGGATGAAACACCGATAGAATGGCTAAAGATACAATTTGGCTCATTGAATGACTTTGCAGAAGTTTCGACCAAGATAGCGAAAGAACAACTTTCTGAACTTTCGGAGATATTCCTTTCGGAGTATTATTATATAAATGCCGCTGAAATCTGTTTTTTCATAGCACGGTTTAAGGCAGGGAAGTATGGGCGGTTCTACGGATCAATAGATCCATTGAAAATAACAAGTGCGATGCTGGACTACGTTTCGGAACGTCGGAAAGATATTGAACGGAAAGAGCGTGAACGATACAGAAACCAACGTGAAAAAGAGATAGAGGAGCGTGGAAATAACAGAATCTCTTATGCTGAGTACATTGAAATCAAGCACCGTGCTGATGCAGGAGATGAGGAAGCCAGAAAAATGCTGATGTCACCATGAGAATAACCGTTTACTGGGTAACAAGAAATCCGGATGTTATCGTAAGAATCCGGAAAAAGTTCAATATCCCAAGTTATACTTCCGTGAACTACGAAACAGAATGTGAAATCAAGGATGAAGACTTTTCACTGTTAGAAGAAACAGAACGAAGGGGATTCATTCAAATTAGAAATAAGAATACACGATTATGCAAGGAACAGACAAACTGAATACGATAACCAACATCGTATTTGTCCTCACGGACGTTTTAGAAACCAACCTTCTAGAAATGCAGCAGCAATATAAGAAGGAAGGCTTTGAACTCAGACACGATTCAAAAAGAAACTTCAACACAGCCATAGCCGCGATAAAGAGATTGAAAAGTGATGTGAATCATTGTAGCGAATCCACTCAGGAAAACTTCGGCAATGATTCTGACATGGTGAATGCTATGTTACTCACACTGATTGACAGGTGTGGCGATGATGACAACCTCGCTTATAGGATGTACGAATACATTAAATCTTTCCCGTCCAAACTGAATTTGGACTTGGATTTGGATAATGCGTTCAGCCATTTATTTAGAAATGAGAAATCTTAAAAAGAGGCAGCATAATGAAAGATTATACAGAATTTCTAAAAGATAAGATGGCAATCAGCCATCAGACCGGATTTGAAGTCAATCTGGATGAATTAACCCCGTCGTTATATCCCCATGTCAAGGATACAGTTCGTTGGGCAATATCCGGTGGATGCCGTGCGATATTCTCCAGCTTCGGTATGCAGAAGACCGTAACCCAGTTGGAGATACTGCGGGTAATCCTGAACCGCACAGGAGGCAAAGGGTTGATAGTTTGCCCCAAGCGTGTAGTAGTGGAGTTCCTGACACAGGCCGAAAAGCATCTGGGCATGAAAGTGACCTATGTACGTACTATGCAGGAGGTGAAGCAATGTCCGACCAATATCATGGTGACAAACTATGAGCGTGTCCGTGACGGCGAGGACGGAGTAAGAATAGAACCTTCTTACTTTACCGTTACCTCATTGGATGAAGCGAGCGTGTTACGTGGATTCGGAACCAAGACCTATCAGGAGTTTCTTCCTATGTTTGCAGAAGTTCCGTACAGGTTTGTTGCCACTGCCACACCGTCACCCAACAGATACAAGGAGCTGATACACTATGCCGGCTACCTTGGAGTGATGGATACCGGGCAGGCACTTACAAGGTTCTTCCAGCGTGACAGCACGAAGGCGAACAATCTTACCCTCTATCCCCACAAGGAAAAGGAATTCTGGTTATGGGTCAGTACATGGGCATTATTTCTTACAAAGCCATCTGATCTCGGTTATCCCGATACAGGATATGAGTTACCGGAGTTACGGGTACATGAAGAAGTTGTGAGTGTGGACAACTCCACTGCCGGCACCGACCGTGACGGGCAGGTGAAAATGTTCCGTGAGGCTGCTCTCGGTCTGGCTGATGCTGCAAAGGAACGCCGGGACAACATGACTGAGAAAATAGCCCGTGTGGTGGAAATAATCAACCGTTCCGAAAACAAGGATGATCATTTCCTTTTATGGCACGACTTGGAGGCTGAACGTGAGGCACTCTGCAAGGCAATTCCCGGATGTAAGGCTGTGTACGGCTCGCAGGATGATGAGGAAGCCGACAGGGTGATAGCGGACTTCAAGGATGGCCGTCTGAAATATCTGGCCGCCAAACCTGAAATGCTTGGTGAGGGTCTGAACTTCCAGTACCACTGCCACAAGGCAATCATGTTCATTGACTACCGTTTCAACGACAAGTTTCAGGCAATAGCCCGTATCTACCGTTTCATGCAGCAGCATCCGGTTGACCTCTATCTGGTCTATGCGGAAAGTGAGGGAGAGATATACAAGAGCTTCATGCAGAAGTGGGCGCAACACCGCCAGATGGTAGCCAGAATGACCGATATAGTTCGTGAGAACGGTTTGTTCGGCTTGCAGGCAGAGGAAAAGATGATGCGCTGGATGTTCGCCAGTCGGGAAGAGAAGTCCGGCAAACTGTGGAAAGCTATCAATAATGACAATGTACTTGAATGTCAGAAGATGGAAGATAATTCAGTAGACCTGATTGTAACCAGTATTCCGTTCTCCAACCACTACGAATATACGCCTACCTATAATGATTTCGGGCATAATGAAGACAACGGCAAGTTCTTTGAGCAGATGGACTATCTCACCCCGGAGCTTATGCGTATTTTAAAGCCCGGCCGGTTGGCCTGCATCCATGTAAAGGACCGTGTACTGTTCGGCAACGTTACGGGTGACGGTATGCCCACCATCGACCCGTTCAGCGAAATGACAGTGTTCCATTATCTGAAGCACGGGTTCCGCTACATGGGGCGTATTACAGTGGATACGGATGTGGTGAGGGAGAACAACCAGACTTATCGGCTTGGATATACAGAGATGTGCAAGGACGGTTCAAAGATGGGTATCGGTTGCCCGGAATATGTTCTTCTCTTCCGAAAGTTGCCTTCTGATACCTCACGAGCCTATGCTGATTTGCCGGTGACAAAGAATAAGAGTGAATACTCGCTTGCCCGTTGGCAGATAGATGCCCATGCAAGTTGGAAATCTTCTGGTAACTCTCTATTGAGCTATGAGGACATGAAAGGAGCCGGAATAGATAAGATACGCCATCTGTTCAGGAACTACGAACGTGAACATATATATAACTACGAGGAACATGTATCATTCGCTGAAGAATTGGAAATATACGGAAAGCTGCCTAAAACATTTATGGCCGTTGACCCTGTAAGCAAGAAAGATTGGATATGGGATGATGTCACCCGTATGCGCACGCTCAATACCAAGCAGTCACAGAAGAAACGGCAGAACCACATCTGCCCTTTACAGCTCGATATCGTTGAAAGACTGATTGAACGGTATTCAAACAAGGGTGAGTTGGTGTTTGACCCCTTCGGAGGTATCGGCACAGTACCTTATTGTGCCATCAGACTGAAACGTAAGGGATTATCTACTGAACTAAATTATGACTATTGGAAAGACAGCCTTTCATATCTGTATGAGGCGGAGATGGAAGTTAGCGCACCCACATTGTTTGATTTAATGGACAGTGCCGTATGAACATCTATCATACAGAACCCAGATTCGACTGCGAAAAATTCGCTCCATGCGGACGTATCTCCCTGCACAAATGTCGGAAATACAAAGGCAGACTGGATGAATGCAGGGGATGTACGCTTGTACACCGTAAAGCCAAGACGGTTGCCGGTACGGAAGCCGGAAGAAAGGTTTGTCCGCATTGCGGACGTTCCCTTCCGCTCCACCGGTTCTATAACAGGACTGTCAGATATGAGGATAAGGAATACCGATGTCTCACCTCCTGGTGCAAGATGTGTATGAGTGAAGTCGCAGCGGAAAGAAATCGTAATAATTAATTTAAAAATCCAATGAAAAACGTAACGAAAATAGCCAAGAAGTCAGCCGGACTTAGCCAAAAATGTTCGATTTGTCCACTTATGCGAAGATGTACTTTAGAGATCCATAGGATTTGCTTTGACAGCTTTGTGGAGGGATTCAAGAAAGGAGCCAAAGCGGCAGAAAAGGAAATAAACAAGAAATTCAAAACCGAACAAAATGAAAGCAATAACCATAAAACAGCTGTGGGCGAGCTTAATATCAAGTGAGAGGATATTAAAAGTTAATTCTATCAAAATTAGTGTTTACCCTTTGATTTTTTTTATAGCAGAAAAACTTTATTGAGTTTCTGTAAATTAAAATCGTATATTTGCAGTGAATACACAACTCGAATGTAGAATTTAAGTGATATCATAACCTTAATAAAAAAGTGATGAAAGTATTTACTGTACAAACCTTGGAAAGTTTTATGTCTTTACAATATGGCCTCCCTGAAATGGATTTTTTCAGAGGCCAATCTTCTTCTGAATATAAATTGATACCTTCAATAGGTCGGAGGTTCAAGGAAGGACAGGAGGACGTGTTGAAGCAATATGAGAAAGAGGTATTTGAAGATTTTAAAAGAAAATATTCAATGTTTACGGATGCACGCCCTAAAAATGATAAGGAATTCCTGTTTCTAGCACAACACTATGGACTTCCAACGAGACTTCTTGATTGGACTTATAATCCTTTAATTGCATTATATTTTGCATGTTGCTCTAATTTTGATAAAGATGGAATTGTTTATCAAAGTTATCAATTCTCAAGAAGGGTTTTTAATGAAGATAAAGATGACATATTTTCATTTCCTGCAATAACTTTATTAGTTCCTAATATGACAGATGTTAGGTATAAAAATCAGAATGGCATATTTGTACTTTATCCAGAACCTTGGAAGGAAAAATTCGAATTCATCTATGCAAAATATATAATTCCTGTACAATATAAACAAAACATATTGAGTAAACTTGAAAAAATAGGAATCACAAGATCATTTATAATGCCTTCTTTGGATAGTTTGTGTAAGGATATTGTCGATATTCATGATTTAAGGTATCCGTACGCAATAAAATAAGACTAGGTATATTCAATATGCAATCAAGATTAAGAGTTCTTCAAGTCTTAAAATTATTCTTATATTGTTTGTTAGATAGAGACATCGATTATAACTAATCTACGTAAAATTTCTACTGACAATCCTTGTTAGTGCTTTGTGAATACCCGGAAACTGCTTTGTGGCGGTTATCGGGTATTTTATTGCCAACCAATTAATACCAAAATATCATGAGCTTAAACGAATTAAGAAATAAAGCCTACCGTAACGCAGTAACGCACGGTTTCCATGATAAGGAACTGAGTAATGAACACTGCTTTTGCCTTATCATCAGCGAGCTTATGGAAGCAGTGGAAGCGGACCGAAAAGGGAAACATGCCGACAGGGAATCTTTCAAGTCTTCTTATGAGGATGAAGAACCGCACGATGATGTCAATTTCAAGTATTGTTTTGAAAAATATATCAAAGATACGATTTCAGACGAACTAAGCGATGCGGTTATCCGCTTGCTTGACCTTGCAGGACTTCGAGGGATAAGCCTTGAACTTGCCAACGGAGATATTGATGACTGTATTGAAGATATGGCAGAAGCCTATAAAGACGAAACTTTCACCGAATCAATCTATTCCATCTCTACACTTCCTGTTAGATATGACGGAATATTTGATTTTTCTATTACTGTGAATGATATGATACTGTCAATTTTTGGACTTGCCAAACATCTTGACATAGATTTGCTTTGGCATATCGAACAGAAGATAAGATACAATGAATTAAGACCTATGTTGAACGGGAAAAAGTATTGAATATGAAAACAATATTATTTACAATTATATGTATTATCGCCCTATTATGGGTTGGAGATCTCACAATTACATTTAAGCCGTTTTCTATATCACTTCCCGGTTGGTATAAGCCTGTAGGTATCCTTCTATTTTTTCTGTCAATGGCAGTATATACCACAGGGGATTATACCAAAGGGTATAAACAAGGTTTCGATGATGGAGTAAAGGAATGTATTGAAATACTTAAAAAGAAAAATCCATGAGCAAACTATATAAAGTAATCATTTTCGGGGAATCATTCTTAATCGGGTGGTTCCCTTTTTCTTCACACTGGTACAACAAGCTAAAGATAATCAAATGATAGTACGTCATTTTATAAGAGTTCCGGTTGGAAGTACTGTCTATTGCGACAACCAGCCGGTTAAAATACTGGAGAAAGGATATGCCCTTGCTCTATGTGATGTCAATGGGAAACGGGTATATATCACCTGCTATGATTTGGAAAAGAAACCATTCGTCAGCACGAATGGGGGAGAATGAAAAAGAGCCAACCCACGCACGACCATGAATCAGCTCTTCCTTACACGATTATGATGCAAATATACTATTTACTTTTAAAATAATCGTGTTATGGAACTGGATTTTAACAAAATAATTCGTCTTAAAAAAATTCGTATCGAGAAATCAGAACTTTCAGAGGAAGAAAACGCCTTGACCGCCCCGATTTTGAAAGACAAAAGCCTTATCCATGAAATCTACAAAATTTTCGTTGAGTTGCTGAATGAGAGGGGATGTCCGCCGAATATTGACAGTGTGACCCAGCGGAAGAAGTTCATCTTCATTATCCTGTACCTGTTTTCTCCAAGTTCGCTTGCCGGTGGGAAAATGACAGCTGGGTTACGCGAAGAGATGTCAAGGGTACTTGGGGTTCAGTCCAAAAGTACAATTTCCGACAATTGTGCTGATGTCGTGTTTCTCTATCAGAATTATGGGGACTTTAGTGGGGATATAGAGTATCTTTACACCGAAATCGTAAATCGGTTAAAATTCAAAGGGCTAATCAATCAGTAAGCCGGAGTTTAGTGCTCCGGCTTATTTCTGCTATATACAGAAATGTCTAATTTCCTTTCCATCGAAATAAGACATCGAATTGTTAATAATCAGTTGAGCTTTTTTCAAGTTCTCCACATAACTATCAAATACCCTACTGTAGTTGTTTAGTTTATCATGCTTTATAATTACTATATTTAGATTTCTGACAAGAATCATTATTTGAGCCAATATAGAAAAGTCAGAACATTCCTTTCTTGTCAGAATATTTATTGCAGGGATAACAAACTCATTTTTCCATTTGTCAGTTCCGGCATATTCTCCATCTGATGTATTGATTAATGGAATAAATAATTTGTAAATTTCAAGGAAAACAGAGCCTTCGATTGTTTGTGGATTGATAGTTTTGGTACTTCCAAATAAATCTAAAAGTTGCATATAGTATGTATTCCATTCGTCCATTACTCTTTGGTTGTTTTCACAATACTTGTTATACACTTCCATTATTAGAGTTGGTGCTTTATTTAAATATTCTATTTGGTACAAAAAGTTCATTATTTGTTTTCTATTCTCATTTTCTATTTTCTTGCTTAATCCGAAAATGTATATATCTGAGAACTTTTCTAATGGGATTTTATTAATTTCTGAAAGATGAATAATACCACTTCTCCAAGGTGCAATGTTTAAATCTGTATTTGTTTTTATTTTATTAGAAAATGTTTCTAATGAATTTATATAATCTATTAGAGTTGCATTACTTTTTTCAACCCATTCATTTATAAATTGTTTATACTGTTTTAGGTTATGACTTTTATTATGCCGTCTTATAAATTCTGATATAATAAAACCAGCGAAGAATGTTAAAATAGAAATTACTAATGATATTAGTGAAATTTTTGTTGATAAATCTAAAGTTTCATACCACGAAACTTCAGCATTGATGTGATTTGACAAATGATAAGTAGTATCATTAAGCCAAAGCGGCTTGAAAACCTCATTGATACTGTCATTTGCCCATTTAAATATGTATTTTTCACCCATCATTTTTTACTTGTGATGCTATATTATTTTATTGATTAAACATTCGGATTCAATTTTATCTCCTTACCACAATGAGGGCAATGTATAACTCCCTCTTTAGGTTTATCAAAGAGTTCTGTTACTGGCACACCTAAAGCGGTGGCGATTTCTTCAAGTCGGCTTATGTTAGGATTTCCATTAAGCGACTTTGATAGTCCGACTTCTGTAATACCTATCATACCAGCAAGGTCTTTAAGCATTATACCTTTTTCTCGACAGATTTCTTTTATTCTAAAATTCATAATTAAACTATTTGTTTATGTTGCAAATATAGTCATAAAATTATATTCTGTATAAGAAAATCCACGCAATAATACTATTAGTTTAATAATTGATATTTATTAACTAATTTCTTATTGCTGATAATTATACTATCTGTATATTTGCATCATAATAATTAAACAAGTAGTATAATTAATAAATATAAAGACTATGGCAGCAAAGAAGGTTGATGAAAAGAAAACATTGAAGTATGCAGTAGCATTCTACTTCTGTACATCAGGTAAAATAAACTTCATGTTAGGCAATAAAATGTATCAGCATATAAATACTGTTTATGACCAAAGAGAAGATGGTAGAGGTTTCAATACTTGTGAAGTCGTTTATAACTACAAGGCTCAAAAGTACGAGGTTCTGAATGTAGATACAGAGATAGGCAATACAGAGATTACAATATTATAAGTTTAACCAGCAGGGCGAAAGCCCTGCGCAATATAAGAGCAATGAAGTTTAATGAATTACCAGCAAGCACTCAGCAAAGATTAAATGATGAACGCTCAAAATTGAGTAATAGAACAATCAATAATGCGTATGAGGTTTTACTGTATAATCAGTCAGGTACGCGCTTTTTTTCTGCAAGAAGACATCAAAGTTCATGGCAAGATAACAAGGGAAATTATCTACCATTTGGTGGTGGTTCTGAATGGATAATACAGTATGGTCGTATGGGCTTTGCTCGTAAAAAGCAAGTAATGGGCTACGATTATGAGTTGGTTCGTACTGAGACCTATTCTAAGTCTGCAAATGGTTCAGTTATACCAAAAACAGTAAAAACGAAAAAAGAGGTTATGGCTGTGGCGAAAGCAATAGGCATATTTGAAGTTTAATCTGGTAGCCTTCGGGCTACCACAATGCACACGATTATGACAGAAAAACAATGGCTTCAGCACAAAAATGCGATGGTAGAGATTTCTTTGAAATTTCATTTTGCGTGGCTTGAAAACCCTACACCACTAAGAGATAGATTATACAACAATCATTGCAAGATGTTCATGTATTAATACCCACACGATTATGAAAGCGGATTTAGTTTTAGTTATCAGTCCTGAAGCCCCACTAATGAAACAATTGGGCAAAGTATTGGGCAAGCTATGCACCATGTACGACTTTACTACTATAGAGAGGGGTGAGAAGTACATCACCATACAGCATGATGAAACTGGGCTTGTAGTGGCTTATACAAGTGAAGAAAGATTGAATGTGAAACATTAAATATTGATTATTATGGGTGAAATAGCAGATAGTTTAATTAGTGGTGAATTTGATTGCATCACAGGTGAATATTTAGGTGAAGAGGTTGGCTATCCAAGAACGCACGCTTATGACAGACATGAATACATGCCACCAGTTAAAAAGAAGCCTACCAGCAAGGCGAATGTCTGTATAACTAACATGTGTAAGGACAGAGGTTTCAGCAACCGTGAAAAGATTGAATTAGTAGCCAAATTCTTGTATAGCAAAGGTTACAAACAATTGCCTAATCTATCTCATCAGTATAAAATCATTCACAGCCAGTACAAGAATGATTTTAAGAAGTTTTTGGTTGAACAAGTAAAGCAAAGAAAGGATGAATAATATATTCACAATATGCTATTCAGAAGAAGAAGCAAACGAAATAGGTCACTTCATTTTGAGTAGAGGATACGAGGGTGTTCAAAATGATAGTTATAGATATTGTCGTGAAGCGATTTGGTTGGCTTTCAAAGAAGCTAAAAGGCATCATTCAAATTGCATCTACGTTGGCGTTGCAGGTTGCCAAATGACTGTATCAAAATCAAAGCGAGGTCTTAGACGAAATGGTCTTAAATACATAGAGAAAAGGCGAATGTTTTACAAATTACTAAGTAAGTATTGATAAATGATTATGAACTCAATAAACAAAAACGGTTGCAGCATATGCCAGCCCGGTAAAGAGAATTATACTACCTACAACACCAGGTTGAGAGGTAAGAGAGTGAGAATGTATCAGTACGACTACCGTACTGAAAGCGGTGAATTATTTTCTTGTTGTGCACCTACCTTAGAGGTGTGCAGAGAAAGACGGGATAAATGGCTTAGTTCACGACAATAAGCCGATTGTCGTGTATAACGATTGAAGATATTTCGTTATCTTTGGTTGTGGTAGTACCTTTGGGGGACTATCGCGGGGTGTAGCAGTGGTAGCTTTTCACTTTGACTTGGTGAAGGTCGGTTGTTCGATTCAGCCCCCCGCAACTATTGAGTATTAATTTAAATTTGACACGATTATGAACATTCTTACATTAAGCATCAAACAGAAGTATTTCGATGAAATCTTGGCAGGCAAGAAAACCCACGAATACCGTGAAATCAGACCAACTAACGCTAAGAAGTATATCACTTACCTATGTGGCGGTAAAGAATATCCGGCTGATGCAGAACTACCCGAAGAGGGTGAAGTAGAATTGAAGCCTATCAAGTACGATGCAATCAAGCTTCTGACAGGTGCATATACGGGTAAACGTCCTTATATTATCGTTGAAGTGAAAGCAGCAGAAGCAGTTATTTTTACAGATGAAAATGGTAATGATATTGTTTACGAGTATCAAGGCGAAGAGTATCTTGCCGCACAAATGGATTATACTTTAGGTAAGGTATTAGAGAAACATATAGACTAATTGTTCAACTTTTAAAATTAGAAAGCAGAGTCGCAAGAAGAATTAACAGAGTAGCCGGGCCTCGCAGAAATATGAATGGTGCAGGGGCAGGTGGTAGATTGGTTGCCAATCGTAGAGGTACAGCAAGTGCCACACAGTTAGGATCACGCAGACAGCGTTACAGTGATCTTCGTACTTCATTTGGTTTAAGTGGTGGCTAGCTATGAACAAAGTAGAGCAAGCGAACCGATATATAGACCTCATTCGGGTAAAATCGAATGAGGCTTTGCTGTTTTTATCACTTGGTAAAGATTCGCTTGTTCTGCTTGATTTAATCTATCCGAAGTTTGACAGGATTGTTTGTGTATTCATGTACTTTGTCAAGGATTTGGAACATATAAACCGCTGGATAAACTGGACTAAAGCCAAATACCCGAAGATAGAGTTTGTTCAAGTGCCACATTGGAACCTCACTTATATTCTCCGTGGCGGTATGTATTGTGTGCCAAATTCGAAAGTAAAGCTATTGAAGTTGGCAGATGTGGTAAAGGCTATGCAGCTTACTCATGGAGTTTATTATACATTCTTGGGCATGAAGAAAGCTGACGGCATGAATAGGCGTTTAATGCTGAAAGGGTATGAGGTAAGCGGTTATGAGAATAACGGTATGGTCTATCCCTTGGCAGATTGGAATCAGAGGGATATTCTCGCTTACATGAGGCAACACAATTTACCCGAACCAGTTAGATATTCATTGAAAGCCAGTTCGGGAGTAGGTTTCAACCTTGATTGTATGCTTTGGATGGAAAAGAACTACCCGCAGGACTTACAGAGAATTTACAAAGTTTTTCCAATGGCTGAAAGAGTGCTTTGGGAATACTATAATAAACAAAAATAATAGGAGGATTGCCGAGTTAGACGTAGGAAGACAAGAGAACAAATTTACGCTCAAGCAGAAAGATTGAGCGAAGCGAACTGGAGAAGAAGAAATACATGGAGTAGTAGTGCAGCAAGTAGGCGCGCAAAACAATCCCGCGATAATCTTATTACGAGAGCCGAAAGGAATACTCTTCGACAGAGAGGGTTTGGATTAAGCAATGGCTAACATGGAACTAAGTAAATACATAAAGAGTGAATCGGTGGAGCTTAACCGCTCTACCATTCACTTTGCGGACTACAACCCAAGAAAACTATCCGATGAATCCCGTAAGACATTAAAGCGTGGTATCAAGAAATTTGGCTTGGTCGGTGGTATTGTCGTAAATAAGCGTACCGGGCTTACAGTAGTCAGCGGACACCAGCGTTTGTCTGTCATGGACGAATTACAGAAATTCCCCGATAATGACTACCGCATTCGTGTCGATGTCATTGACGTGGACGAGCAGCAGGAAAAGGAGTTGAACATTCTAATGAACAACCCGAATGCACAAGGTACATGGGATTTTGACGCTCTCGCTCGTATTGTTCCTGATATTGACTGGAAAGATGCAGGTCTAACGGATGCCGACTTAAACATGATTGGCGTTGACTATCTCTTGCAGACCGAAGAGGAAAGCTCCATTGCGGATGCCCTGTCTGATATGATGGCCCCAGTAGCTGAACAGAAAGAAGCCGAGAAGGCCGCCAAGCAGTTGGAACGTGCCGAAAAGGTTGCCCACATGAAGGAAGTCAAGCAACAGGTAAAAGAAAACGCACAGAAGCAAGTCGAGAACATGGATGCCTATGTGATGTTGTCCTTTGATACCTATGAAGCTAAAGCCGCTTTCTGCGAAAGGTTCGGGTATGACCCAGATATGAAGTTTATAAAGGGAGAAGTATTTGATGAACAAGTAGAAAGAATAGATTAATTATTGGGAGGAAAGCTGAGTTAGAAAGAAAACATATAGCCAGTTATATCAGCAGTCTAGACGAATAATGTACAACGCTGGAAGGCAATACGGGTTAGGTTCTGCAAGACAAAGAAACATAAGGGATAGAACGAAATCTATAATGGGAAGATATGCTGAGAAAATAGATCGCTATTTCTCAAAAAGAGGAGTTGATGTCTATGGAAACAAGCCAATTTCTCGCCGTGTATATATGGGTAACAATAACGGTTGAAATTATGATTGGCGATTTTATACTTTGGATAAGGAATGTTCTAAAGCAAAATCTGTTTTGTGTTCATCATTATGTTTGGAAAGGTAGTGTGATATTCTCTGAGTTCAGGTATGAACAATGTAAGAAATGTGGAAAATTAAAGAAGTAATATGAGCAATAGTGAATCTCAAAATAGAAAAGGTAAAGGAGGAAGAAAGCCAAAGTTTGACTACACAAGCGAGGACTTTCTTTCTCTCGTGGAATCGTATGCCAAAAAGGGATTCACTGATAAGGAAATTGCCTATGCCATAGGTATTTTACCACAAACTTTCTGCGAAAAGAAAAGTGAGTACACCGAAATATCCGAAGTCTTAGCGCGTGGGCGCGCGACCATCAATGCGACCGTCCGAGCTAAGTTCCTTGCTATGGCTCTTGGCGGCATCAAGACAAAAAGCACTGTGGTAAGGAAGCTCCGTGACACAGAAGGCAATCTGACCGGTGAGGAAGAATTGCAAGTAAGTGAAAGTGAACTGGCTCCGAATCTGCAAGCAATGTCCGTTTGGCTGTATCACCACGATGAGGATTGGAGAAAGGTTGAACGCAAGCAGGATGAAGACGCTGATATTCCAACAGGCATAGAGCATGGCATCAATATTGATTCCTGGATTAAAGACAAACTGAAATGATAGTACCTCAAGAAATATATCATCCACTATACACCGATACAGAGAAATTCATTATCCTTATCACCGGTGGGCGTGGTTCGGGTAAATCTTTCAACGCTTCCACTTTCATTGAGCGGTTGACCTTTGAAATGACACCGGTAGAGAAGATAGTTCATCAGATTCTCTACACCCGTTACACTATGGTTTCTGCCGGTATGTCTATCATCCCCGAAATGATGGAGAAGATAGATTTGGACGGTACCACGAAATATTTCAAGACCACAAAGACGGACATAGTCAATAAGATGACTAAGAGCCGTATCATGTTCCGGGGTATCAAGACTTCTTCCGGGAACCAGACAGCAAAACTGAAATCCATTCAAGGCATTACGACTTTCGTCTGCGATGAAGCGGAAGAGTGGACAAGCGAAGATGAGTTCGACAAGATAATGCTCTCCATTCGCAAGAAGGGTATTCAGAACCGGATTATCATTATAATGAACCCATGCGATTCCAATCACTTCATCTACAAGAAATACATTGGGAAAACTCACAAGCTGGTAGAGATTGACGGTGTGCAGGTTCAGATTTCCACTCATCCGAATGTGCTCCATATCCATACTACGTATTTTGATAACTTGGATAACCTTTCTCCTGAGTTCCTGAAAGAGGTGGAAGATATGAAGGTGGGTAATCCTGAAAAGTATGCTCATGTGGTTATCGGTCGCTGGGCTGACGTTGCAGAAGGTGCAGTGTTCAAGAAGTGGGGAATTGTTGACGAGTTCCCGGCTTGGGCAAAGAAAATTGCTTTCGGGCAAGACTTCGGTTATACGCATGACCCGTCTGCTTCCATTCGTTGTGGTATCGTTGATAACGCCCTTTACTTGGATGAAGTGGATTACCGTACTGGATTGCTTTCTTCTGACATCATCAAGACTCTTCGCCCATGGGGTTTGAAAGTCATAGCTGATAGTGCTGACCCTCGATTGATTCAAGAGATACACAACGGAGGAATCAAGATATATGCCGTAGAGAAAGGTGCAGGCTCTATCAATGCCGGAATTGACAAAATGAAAGATATGGAGATTTATATAACCAAACGCTCGTACAACTTGCAAAGCGAGTTCAGAAAGTATGTTTGGGCAAAGGATAAGGACGGGAACTATATCAACGAACCGGAAGACCATGACAATCACGGAATAGATGCTGTACGTTACTATGTATTGGGTGAGCTTCTTGGTAAGATTCAGAAGCCGAAAGATTTAACTGGAATATTCACACACTAAAAATATAGATTATGCCATTAACGCTTGAAGAAATATTAGCATTGCCTGACATCGGGCAGAAGATAAACTACCTGAAGAAAGGTAGAAAGACCGAACTTCCCGACCGTTGTAAATTGTGGGACGATTGGAATCCGGAACGACATGAAATCATGGTTGACAAAAAGAAGTATCCGGACAGAAAGGTTCTTGAAAAAGAAGCAGAGAAACACTTCGATGAAAAAACGGGTAAGACTTATGAAATCGAAGCAAAGTATAAGACTGAACCGGTGAACCGTATCTCCATTCCATTGGAACAGGATATAGTGAACATTCAAACTGCTTTCACGGTCGGCACAGAACCGTCTATGGATTGCACTCCGACTGATGATGATGAAAAGAAGTTGCTGGATGCGGTAAAGGCAGTATTCAAGTCTAATAAAATCAAATACCAAAACAAGAAGATTGTCCGTGCCTGGCTCTCCGAACAAGAAGCGGCAGAATATTGGTATGTTACCGATGATGATTCGTTTTGGGCAAAGTTCTGGAAGAAAGTAAAGACTACGTTCGGTGGCAAGGTCAAACCCACCAAGAAACTGAAAAGCGTGTTATGGTCTCCATTCAGAGGTGATAAGCTATACCCGTTCTTCAATGACGAAGGTAAAATGATTGCTTTCTCACGTGAGTATAAGAAGAAGCTCATGGATGATTCGGAGGTCATCTGCTTTATGACTATCACGGACAAAATGGTTTATCAATGGGATTTATCTAAAGGGTATGAAGAAAGAACGCCTTTTGCTCATGGATTCTCCAAACTACCGGTTTGCTATGCTTATCGTCCTGAACCTTATTGCAAGAAGATAAAGACTTTTCGGGTCCGGTTGGAGAAACTATTATCCAATTATGCTGATTGTATAGACTACCATTTCTTTCCACTGTTGAAGCTAATTGGTGATGTAGAGGGTTTCATGGGTAAGGTTAAGGATAGAATGGTAAAACTAACTGGAGAAGGTGCGGATGCTCAGTATCTAACATGGAATCAGGTGCCAGATACCGTAAAATTTGAAGCAGAAACACTCACCAATATGGCTTATGATATGTCAAACACTCCAAGAATATCTTTTGAGACGTTGAAGGGGGTAGGCAAAGCATCAGGAACCGCTTTCCGCTTTATGTTCATGGGTGCACACATGGCGGTAGAAAATCACGGTGAGGTTATCGGTGAGTTCTTGCAGCGGAGAGTAAATTTCATTGTTTCCGCTTTAGGCTCTATCAATCCAACCGAGTTTAGCAAGGCATCGCAGACCATTGACATAGAAACAGAACTAGTTCCATATATGATTGACGATTTGAATGATAAGGTGACTACTGCCGTTTCCGCTGTCAGTGGTGGCATTTGGTCAACCCGTGAGGGAATCATGTTTGCTGGGAATACTGATAGGATAGAAGAAGAGCTTGCAGAAATCAAGGAGGAGCAAGCGGCAAAAAATAACAATGCAGCGTCTCCTAACCCCAAGGGATAATTCATTACTTCATGTGTTTATGTACTATTGAGCGGAGCTAATTTAGTTCTGCTTTTTTTATTGCTAAATTCTATATTGTAGAATATATTTCTTGGAAAAATTTTATAATTCAAAATTAATTCATATTTTTGCATCAAACAAAAGAGGTATGAGAATTGTATCACATAGAAAATTGAAAGAGTTCTACCAAACGAAAGGCTATGAAGATTCACGCATAGCTTTAGAACGTTGGTATGACATAGCGGAAAAAGCTGAATGGAAAAACTTATCAGACATAAAGGTGGACTTTCTTTCAGTTGATTATGTAGGCAATCAACACTACGTTTTCAATATTAGAGGTAACAATTATCGGCTTGTGGTAGTTATTAAATTTACGGTGGGGTACATATTCATCCGGTGGGTTGGTACTCATAAAGAATATGATAAAATTGATTGTTCAACCATTTAATAGATAGAAGTATGAATAAAGTAACGAAAGAACAATATGAATTTGCTTTGGCAAGAGTAGAGGAACTTCTGCCATTGGTTGATGATAATACCCCTGCAAACGATAAGAATGCGGTGGAACTTACAGTTATGTCCGACATTGTGATAGCTTACGAAAAGGAGCACTTCCCAATAGAAAAACCAACAGTTGCAGAATTGATAGAATTATCTCTAGAAGAAAAAGGAATGAGTCAGAAGCAACTTGCTGGTGAGATTGGAATAAGTCCATCGCGTGTGAATGACTATATTTCTGGACGTTCGGAACCGACCCTCAAAATTGCGAGGTTGCTATGTCGAGTGCTGAATATACCTCCAGCCGCGATGTTGGGTTTCTGATTAGTTCATAAGAAGAATATTTAGGCGTGATTCATTCGGTTTCACGCCTTTTTTATACCATTTTACGACAATCGTTTCATTGTCGTGTATCACCTATCTGATAATTTTTCACCTTCTTTATAAATAACGAAATTTACCGTAGAAATTTATAAATCAAATTCATACGGTATGACAATCTTAGAACAAATCTTAGCAGGGCTACAACAGAAATTCGCTGGGGTGGACACTGCTATTCTTACCCGCATTGCCACCAAAAAGGCAGAGGGTGTAACGGACGAGACAAAGGTAAACTCAATTGTTGAGGGTATCAGTTTTTCGGACGTGCTTAATTCTTATGGTGATTTCCGTGCCGGGGATGCTTCCAAGACCGCAGTTTCCAACTACGAAAAGAAGCATAACCTGAAAGACGGAAAGCCAATCGAGACTACCACAACCACCAAAACGGAAGAGAATAAAGACGATGTGCCTGCATGGGCGCAAGCTTTAATTGACTCCAACAAGAACCTTTCTGATAAGCTAACACAGTTTGAAACGGAAAAGGCTCAAGCAACACGTAGCCAGCAGATTTTGGCAAAGGCAAAGGAGTATGGTATTCCCGAAAACTACGCCAAACGATGCGCCATTAAGGACGATGAGGACTTGGACGCATACTTCAAGGACTTGAAGCAGGAGTTCGCAAATGACGGCTTCAAAGGCGTAACCCCTCCCGAATCAGCGGAAGCGAAGATTGAGAAAGAATCTGAATCTATCGCCAAGATGATTGATGAGGGAACGAAAACTATTGTTGAACAAAACAAGAATTAATTATGTCAGCAGGATTTAAGTATGACTTGGTTCCGCCCGTTGAGCAAGAGGAACGCTACGATGTCCAGACCGGCATTCGTAGACGTGGTCCGTTCAAACTTGATACGCAGAACCTGATAGTGGGAAGTTTTCTTCCCGGATTTACACCAATTTGTGCGGACTTGAAAAATAAGTTCGCTTATGCGGTAATCAATGTGAGAGTTGCGGAAGCCTATACCACTGGTGGAGAGGCTTTGTCTATTAAAGTAGCCAAGAACTCTTTGGCTTATGTGGGTATGTTTGTCGGAAACGGCAAGAAAGGTGCAGAAGTAACGGCAATTGATAAGTCTAATGCCAACTACGATGTATTGACTATCAAGGCTGCTTTTGGTGAGAATATTGCCAAAGATGCTGTATTATTCAATGCGGTTGCAGTTGATGGTTTAAAGCAAAAGCATGTCGCTAATTCGGCTCTGTACAACCGTACAAAGGTTGAGGATGGAATTACATTGGTTTCATTGCTTCGTACAGCCGCAGAGATTGAACCTTCAAAATTGGTTATGCCGTTCTCCGAGAACGATAAAGCCAACATGAAGGGATGGTTTGAATTTAACGAGTAAGGAGGTAGGATATGTTTTTAACGATTCAAACATTATTCGATGATGCGAACATTGTTTCCGCTATCATCAGACGTGTGAACCAGACACGCAAGGACACAATCTATTGGCAGCAGTATCTTACTTTCCGCAGAGTAACTACTCGCGTGTTCAAAGATTATATCGGTTCTGTAACCGGAGTTATGGCAGGTTCCATCAATTCACGTTTTGGCGAAAAGCCCATCCGTGAACGTAGGAACATTGGTTCCGGATATGGTGAGATTGCCTACTTGGGCGATGCTTATCAGATGTCCATCGACCGACTTTCCGAGTTGCAGGATTTAATTGACAAGTTCAATGTAGCTAAACCGGCAGACCAAAAGGCCGCAATGGAAGAGATTGTAAACTTTCTGGCAGATGATTACCGTCAGATTACCCTTGCTGCTCACAAGCGCATGGATATTATTGTTGGTGCCTTGTTGATGCTTGGTGAAGCCACCGTTTACAACAAGGATGCTGCAATAACTTCCGGTCAGACCAATAATAAACTGCTGGAGATTACCCTTCCGTTCAATTTTATCAAGCCGAAAAGTGGAGATGTGGTTGTGGACGGAAAGAACATGTTCATCTCTTACCTGAGAGAGAAACTCCATTCTTTGGCACCGGACTATGGCGTTTATGCCAAGATGATTATGACACGCGCTTCTTTCAACAAGTTCGTGCTCGGTTCATCTGAATTTGGCGAGCAATACAAGATGATTCTCGGCAGCAACGAAATGAAGTTGAGTACGGGATTGGTTTCCTCTTCTTTGGCTTCCGAAGTGTTCACCGGCATCGGTTTGCCGCGTATTGAAATCAAGGAGGACTACGTGAAAGACCAGACGGGAAAGAATGTGCAGATTTACGCGGATAACCGTATTACTCTGTTACCTTCTGACAACATTGGTTATATGCGCCATCATACCCCGTATGAAGCGACAGACCCAGTACAAGGACGTACTTATATCCCGTCAGAGGGGCAGATGCTTATCTCCAACTACCGTGACAAAAACGGTCGCTACATGGAATATACGGCAGAGTGGATTCCGCAGATTTCCAATCCAGATTTGATAACCAATTTCGATTTGAGCGAAATTGCATCCATCCAATCAGCATAAGGGGGTAGGATATGAAAGTAAAGGTTATATCAGTTTTCCGCGACAAGTTCACCGGAAAGTATTATACTCCCGGTGAAGTGATTGAAGTCGGTGAGGAGACCCGTGTGCTGGATATGGAAAGTCGCAGACTTGTCGAAAGGGTTGAGGTGAAAACTCCCGAAGTGAAAACCACTGAAGAAAAGAAGGAGGTGAAAATCTCCCTCTTTGAGAAAGAGTTCGAGAAGAAAACTTTGATTGAGGCTTTGAAGTCCATCGGTGTGCAGGCTTCCGGCAATATGAAAGAGGAAACTCTTTTGGGTAAGGTTGCAGAACTTGATGAAGAATCAACAGCCAAACTGAAAGAAGCATTAGGTATCGAGTAAAAGGATAGGGTAGTGCTTCTACCCTTCCATTGTCTAATTTTATAAATCAGAAAAGAAATGAAGAATTTTATTTTTGCCATGTGTGGCTTTTTGATGATGTCTTTGATTTCGCTGGGCGTACAGGCATCGAGTGTTAGTGAACGTATTCCGTGTAAATCAGAACTGGCTACGGTTGATGTCGGCTTGCCGGACATTCAGCTTATTACTTTGGAAGCTGTTCCTGCTGATTGTGTTGTGCTGACCGTTCCACAGCCTGTCTTTATGGTTGCGGACACCCCGGCTGTTCACATGACTATCACGGCAACACAAGGGAAACAGGTTTCAGTTCCTAAATGCCCGTTCCGATACATTTATAAATCAAAGTATTGTACGCATTATAGCTATACCGCATATAGTAAACAGATTACACCATATTGAATGATAGCAGCCATGAGTAACAAGGAGTTTGTATTAAGCGTATTTGATAAGAACACCCCGTCTAATCTTGTAGTTAAAAATATACTTTCAAGAACGGGATTGGATGGTGAAGAACCTTTTGCCGAGGGAAATCGGGCAAGATTAGAGGTCGCTTGTGCAAAGCAAATTCCGTGGATGATACAAAATCCATCTTCGGTCAGCGAAAGCGGATTTTCTGTGTCTTGGTCTAATTATGTTGATAGTCTAATGAAATTGTACTCATGGCTGTGCAAGCAGTACGGATTGAAAGACGAACTGACGGACAAACCCAAAGTGACCTTCCTATGATATTCGCCCCACACATATTGCAGGTAAAGGTTATCACCCCGATGGAAAGGGATGAGTTCGGCAGGCCCATTCCCGGAACAGGTGGCGAAAGCTGGCAGGACGTATGCAAGTGTCGCTGTGATGATAACACAACCAAAGAGTTTAAGTCAGATAACGGTTCTGTATATCGTCCTAACTATCATGTGGTATGCGAGAAGAGAATCACTATCAAGGCAGGGGATGAAGTCCGCTGTATGGACGGCGAGAGCGTAAGAGGGCAAGGCGAGGTTTATACGGTGAAGAGTACGAACTACTTTAACTACTCGGAATTATGGATGTAGATTTCGACCTTTCCGATATCGATTCCTTTTTCGACGAAGGAGAATGGGAAGTGGAAAAGAAGATGATTGATGTAGGCGATGAAGCCGTGAAGTACGCAGAGGAACACGGCAACTATCAAGACCACACGCTCACTTTGAGAACGTCCAACAAGTACGATGTGGATAAGGATGGTTTGACACTCTATAACGACGCTCAATCGCCGAAAGGTTATCACTATGCGTCCAACGTGGAATCCAAAGGGTTTGATGTTTTGAGTGGTGCCGCTCTATATGCGGAGAAACGATTAAAAGAAGAATTTGAATGATAGTAACTACCGACATAGGAAACATTCTCTACCGGGATTGCAAGGCTTTCGGGATAGACATCGTACCAGCAGGGGAAACGCTGACGGGCGAATTGAAGTCTGAAAGAATTGCCATTCATACGAAGAAACAACAGCCGGGGACTTATTGGAAGAAGTCTTTTGCAGAGGTGAATCTTTGTGTACCCGATTTGAGCGAAAATGAAGCCAACTCCATCCGGCTGAATGAGCTTGAACGGGAAGCTATGAAGCATTTTGATGATGTGGTAAGCGCCTATGACGGTACTCGCTATCGTTATTCTATCGAATCAATCGGTACGGAAGCGGACACGGCTTTGAAGTGTCACTATGTGAATATAAGAATATTGTTCGAGGTATTAAATGTAAAACTATAAGATTATGATTTCAGCAGTAGGAATTAAGAGAATTTTGTTTGCCGACATCTCTAAGATTACGGCAGACATTACCCCCGAAATCGCAAAGACTCTAATCCAGGCGGCTATTACCGCTAAAGATGAAGTCTCAAACGTGCACGGGGAAACGTGGCAGATTGAAGAAACAGAAGCTTCTGTCACGGGGTATAAAAATCAATTGAATGGTCAGAACTACCGTTATGACACAACTCCCGGCGATATTACTCCGGCTTTCTCTATTGGTCAGTACGATTGGAAAACTAAAGCGGCTCTCATGGGCGGTTCCATAGTTGAAACAGGGGAAGAAGGAAGCAAAGTCGCGGTAGGTTGGAAACGTCCTCTGACAAAAGAGATAATCAATAAGGCTCTTTTCTGTCTGACGGATGATAATGTATGGTTCATTTTTCCCAATGCCCAGATTGTAGCCCGTGAAGCGAATACAGACAAGGCAATTGCCATTGCTGTTCGTGGATTGGTTCAAACTCCTAAGATAGCAGGGGTAGCTTCTGAATATAACTATGAGGAAGATGCTATTAAGGCATTGACAGCGTAAGTTTTAAGGTAACAGATTGTTTTCGGATGGCGGTGGGTGGTTGCTCACCGCCTTTTTAATTTAAAGATATGAATCAAGCGTCTAAAATTGTGTCCGATGCCCTGCTGGGGATGGACTTCAAAAATGTAGAGATAGGTGGAGTAGTCTATACCATCAAGCCGCCTACTATCAAAGTTATCTGTCGTGCCATTCATCATTTCTCCAATGTCGGTATGGAGGGAGATAATATTGTAGAGGCAATCAAGGAACTTCCCGAAGTAACCGAAGATATGCTGAAAGGCGTTTCCTGCTTCATCTGCGGCAGTGAGGACTTGGCTAAGGCTTTGGAAAACGGGACTTTTGACGAAATTAAGAATGGCTTGGAAACCTGTTTCTCCATGATGGATATTTCGGCTTTTCAGTGTGTCAGCTCGATGAGGAACGTGTCGATGCTGGCAGCAAGACCGAAACAGTAGGAAACACAACGTTCTTCGGGCAGATAGCCCATTTGATTGACACGCTTCATTTGAGTTATACAGAAGTGTTTGAGGTTATCCCTTATAGGAATCTGTTGATGATGCAACGGGATAAACTTCATAGTGTCAGTGGTCAAAAGGTGAATAGAATCAGTGGTAAGGAATTGGCTAATCGTAGGAAAAAGAAATAGATATGGCGAAATTATATTTTAAGGTAGGTAGTGACTGGGAAGAAGTTGTAAGGCTTCGTAATGAAATTGCGAAGTTAAAGCAGGAGTTAATGAGCATGGATGGCACGCAATCTCCTGCTGCTTTCAAGGCTTTAAATGTTCAACTTGCTGCATCTAATCAACGAATGGATGAACTGGTTAATGAAGCCGCCAAAGCTGGTGCGGTCATGGAGAGTAGTTTCAAGAAGAAGATTTTCGATGCCTCGCAAACCGTAAACGGATTCACAGAAAAGATCATTGCTCAAAAAGCGGTTGTTAAGGATATTGAAGCAGATGTGAAACGACTTGGAGATGCTTATCGTACCGCCTTGAAGCGAAACCCATTATCAGCAAGTAGCAAGTTAGAAGAATACAACGCCGCTCGCAAGGCTTTTGATGAAGAAAAGGCTGCATTGTTTGGGCTGACCCAACAACAAGCCGAAGCGCGTCTTTCCGTAAAGAAACTCCGGGATGAATATGCCCTTTACAACGATAATGCCAAAGAAGTCGTAGACAACAACAACGGTATTGCCATATCTTGGAAGAAAGCATTGGCGGTTATTGGTGGTGCCGGTGTTCTGAAAGCGTTAGGTTCAGAACTTATCCGTGTGCGCGGTGAGTTCCAATCCATGCAGACCGCTATCGAGACTATGGTTGGCAAAGATGTGGCTGCCAGACTTATTCCTCAAATCAAAGAGCTGGCTAAGATTTCTCCACTTACTATGTCGGATATGGTCGGAGCAGAAGAGATGATGCTTGGATTTAACATACAAGCAGAAGACACTATCAAATATTTGAAAGCCATTAGTGATATTTCTATGGGGGAATCCAGTAAGTTCAATTCGCTGACTTTGGCATTTTCACAGATGTCAGCAGCGGGTAAACTTATGGGGCAGGATCTGAATCAAATGATAAACGCTGGATTCAACCCGTTACAGATTATCTCCGAAAAGACTGGAAAATCTATCGCAATTTTGAAAGATGAAATGTCCAAAGGTGCTGTTTCCGCTGAAATGGTTCAACAGGCATTCATTGATGCAACTTCCGCAGGTGGTAAGTTCTATAATATGTCTGAGAATGCTTCAAAGACTATCAATGGTCAGTTGTCTATGATGCAGGATGCTTTGGATTCCGTGTTTAACGAATTGGGAACAAAATCGGAAAGTGTTATCATGGACGGTATTCAAATGACAACTTCGTTGATTCAGAATTATGAAACAGTAGGTAAGATCTTGGCTGGATTAGTGGTTACTTATGGTACATACCGGACCGCAGTGATGCTTGTTACTGCTGCCGAAAGTAAACATACTCTTGTGGAGATTGGACTTACCAATGCCCGTTTATTGGCACGAAAAGCGCAGTTAGCTTTAAACGCTGCAATGCTTACCAATCCTTATGTAGCTTTAACTGTCATTATCGGTGGGCTTGCTACTACAATGTGGGCAATGTCTGATAGTACAACTGCTGCCGCCCGTGCTCAAAAAGAATATAACGGCATTAAAGATGCAGCATTTAAAAAAGAACAGGAACACAAGCTGAAAATCGAAGAATTATTGACGGCTGCTCGTGATGAGAGTTTGGCTACTCTTACTCGGCAAAAATCATTAGAAGAACTTCGTAAAGAATATCCTAAAATTTTCGAACAATACGATATTGAAAAGCTAAAGTTGGAGGATATCTTAAAGTTGAAGCAAAAAATAAACGAAGAAGATTCAAGGCGTTCTGTTCAAGGCAGGAGAGATGATTATAATGCTCTAAAACAAACGATTACTAACCAACGGAGATATTTACAGCTATTTGATAATCCGAATTTGCGTAAGAATATGTCTGATGCTGATATGGAAATATGGAAAATGTTTTCTGGCAAACAGTCTTATGTGCAGGTTCGTGAACAAATGGAGAAAAACTCTGAACTGTTGAAGAAATATCAGAAAGATGTATTAGATGATAATATCACTGCTTATAAAGCTAACCTTAAAAACTATTCCAAAGAAAGACTTGAAGCGGAATTGAAACTTGCTCAATCGTCTGCATCCAAACGCAATGGTTTTGTTGTAAACGGGATGATGGTTAAAGGTGGAGATTTGGATAGCATTATATCTTCTATTAATGGAGCGTTGGCAGAAAAGAAATCTCCTACCACATACAAAGAGGATTATGAGAAAGCCAAGAAGGATTGGGAAGATGCTAAAAAGAAACTTTCTGAAATAGAAAAAGACAAATCCAAGTTCACTTCCAAGCAGTATGAAGAGGCTAAGAAACGGGTAGAAACAACTGAAAAAGCCTATAAAAATTTAGGTGGTATCACTGGTAGTTCTTTAACTAAGCAGGAAAATCAGGCTGAGAAACTTCGCAAGCAGACCGATAGATATAATGTCCTCCTTGATAAACAAGCTTTGGAACAAAGGCGTTCTGCCGAAGATTTGCAAATAAAAGTTGATGAAGCCCGAATCAAGGCAATGGATGAAGGTCATGCTAAGACCATTGCCGAAATAGAGCTCAACTTTGAGAAAGAGATGCAGGCTATCGATCGACAGAAAGAGGATGCTCTGCGGAAAAAGATTGAGGATGCCCGTACTGCATGGGATGCTAATCCGGAAAATAAAGGAAAGTCCTTTGACGGGAGCGGTATTAAACTATCTAAGGATGAGAATACACTATTTAATGAATTATATAAAGGTGGAATAACCGCTTTCGAGAAGAACTTAAAAGCGTATCAAGATAAGCAGGATAATGCTTGGAATGAGTATTATATCAAGTACGGAGAGTATCAGGAAAAGCGTAAGGCGATTACTGATAAATATGAAAAATTGATTGCCAAAACAGAAGAGAATACTCCCGAAAGGGCGAATTTGACGGCTGAAAGAAAAAAAGAACTTGATGATTTGGATGCAGAACTGATGGAGAGTTCCGAATTATGGAGTAAATTATTTTCTGACTTTTCCAGCCGTTCCTCATCATCAATAAGAGGTATTATACAAGACATTCAAGGTCTTATCGATTATATGAATGGTGTGAAGGGAACGGAGATGCCTGATTTATTTAAAGATAATGAGAAGGCTGTAAAAGCGATAAATGCGGCGATGTCCAATCCTGAATCTCTGAAAAAGTTTACATCCAACCTTTCGTCCACGGTGAAAAAGTTCAAGAAGATGCTTGATGAAGAAAATCCGTTCAAACTGATTCAGGAAGGTTTTAAGAAGAATGATTCGGAAAGTATTGTGAAGGGATTCCAAGGCATAGCTTCGGCTGCGAATGCATTGGGAAACGTACTTGATGGTTTAGGGGTGAAAGCGGACAGCGCAGCTGGGAAAACCGTTTCCGTGCTTGGGGATACAGCTTCTTATGCTGCGCAGGGCGCATCCATTGGTGGTCCATGGGGCGCTGTTATTGGAGGTGCTATTGGAATGGCTAAAGGTCTGGTAGGCGTGCTTGGTGCTGATTATTCTGCCTATAATAAGATGAAAGACGAGTATGGGGCGCTTATTGACGTTTGGGACATACTGATAAACAAAAAGCAGAAATATATAGATATATCTTATGGAGATGAAGCACGTAAGGCTGGGCAAGAAGTTTTGGACTTATTGAATAAGAAAGCTCAAAGCAATGTTGCACTTGGAGTGGAGAGGCTTAATGCAGGGGCGAGCGCAGGTTCTCACTCCATTGGCGTTCGTCAGAGAAAAGGAATGTCAAGCCAGGGCTGGGATGAACTTCGTAAAGCGGCACAGTCCATTGGATTCGATTATAACTCGGTTGCTGACGGTCGTATGACTGGATTGTTTTCTCTTACGGCAGAACAATTGGAACGTCTACAGGAAGAGGCACCTACGTTTTGGGCGAAGTTGGATGGTGATGTACAAAGGTATTTGCAAAACATTATTGATTGTTCTAACGAGATAGAGGATATGAAGACAAAACTTCAAGAAACTATGACCGGTGTTTCTTTTGATTCTTTTTACGATAGTTTTGTTTCAACTCTTTCCGATATGGATAAGAGTAGCAAGGATATGGCTGATGATTTCGGAGAGTACTTGAAAAATGCCATTTTAGAAAACCTAGTGGCAAATAAATATCGTAGCAAGATTGAAGCCTTATACAACGATTGGGCTGCAAAATCAGACAGCGATGGAGATGGAATTTTTGACCTCACTTCTGAAGAAGCCAAAGACCTGAAAGATACCCAGAAAGCATTGGCAGAACAAATCATGGCGGAGCGTGATAAAATGGCGGAAGTTTTCGGCTGGAGTACATCTGAATCCTATTCCCAATCTTCTTCATCAAGAGGATTCGGCACTGAAATGACACATGAAGATGCAGGAGAACTAAGTGGTAGATTTACGGCGTTGCAGATTACAGGAGAAGAAATAAAAAATCAGAATATTATTCAATCTCAATCACTTAATCTACTAACAGTAAAAGCAGATGCTCTACTTTCCATAAATACGGAAGCAAGGAATATCGCTGATGATACGCGGGATTTGATAGCACAATCCTATCTTGAATTGGTACAGATTTCAGAAAATACAGGGGCAATCGTCAAACCTATTCAACAGATGCAAAGAGATATAGCAGAAGTTAAAAAGAATACAGCAAAATTATAATCTATGAATGAATTATTAATTAATGATAAAAACGCTTACACGACATGGGGTGTGAGAATGGGAGATGGGTTTCTTGATGTTATTGGGGCATCCGCTCCCATGAAGGATTTTATTGAGAACAAAAGCCGACTTGAACATGGGAAACGGGTAATAATCAATAATCCTAAAGTCGATGAGAGGGAAATAACACTTTCTTTTACAATTGAAGGAAATTCCCAATCTGATTATCAAGCAAAGAAAAAGGCTTTCTTTGGAGAATTGTACAAAGGTGCGGTTGATATTAAGATTCCGGCTAATAGTAGCGAGATTTATCATCTTATTTATACTGGCAAGAGTGTCACTTATGCTCAGAGCTTAGACCGAACTTTCGGTAAGGTTTCGATGAAATTTTCAGAGCCAAATCCGGCAAACAGAAGCTAATTCACGACATTGGTTTTATTGTCGTGTATGTGAGTGCTCAAAATTGGGCACTCTTTTTTTTATCCCCGAACTTTGAAGACATGGAACTAATAGACATCAAAGACATATCCGGCAAAATTCTCCTTACTATCCTTCCCGAAGAAGGCTGCAAGCGTAAGTTCACTCTGATGAAGGAGGACTACATCATGTTAAAATTCTCCTTGGAGAATCCTGTATTCTTCAAACTCGGCTCATCCGTTGAATGTGACTTCGGACTGTTCGAAGTGTGCGATTTGCAGAAGCCCGTATTCAACACCAATACCGCCGGCTACGATTACGAATTAAGACTTGACGCCTATTACTGGAAATGGAAAAACAAAATCTTCAAATATACCCCGGAGACGGCCGGACAGGAAGCGTCCTGGAACCTGACCGCCCCGCTTGACGTACAAGCCGGTATAGTCCTTAGAAATTTGAAAGCTCTTGGTTACACATACAAAGGACAGGATTTTGTTTTCTCCATTGACAGTACGGTAGAGAACAAATCACAACTGATGTCTTATGAGAACATCAACATTTTGGATGCCTGTTTCTCCATGGCGAAAAAATGGGATTGCGAGTGCCGGATAACCGAGAATATAATCCATTTCGGGCGTTGTGAGTTTGGCGACGCGGTGGACTTCGAGATCGGGAAAAACGTGCAGGAAATGCCACGATCCGAATCCCGGTCCACCTATGCGACAAGAATCTATGCTTTCGGCTCGACAAAGAACATCCCTTCCAACTACCGTCCGGTTGATGAGACCGTGGTTGTGAACGGTGTGGTGCAGCGCAGGTTGATGTTACCCGAAGGAACCCCGTACATAGACGCTTATCCTGATATGACCACCGAGGAAGCCATTGAACAGGTGGTTATCTTCGATGAAGTCTATCCCCGAAGAACGGGCACCATGTCGGATGTTACTACCATCGAGGTGACGGACAAGGTGGAGAATGAGGACGGCACAACCACTGAGGAAAAATGGAATGCCTACCGTTTCAGGGATACAGGTGTTAACTTTTCCGAGAAATATATCCTCCCCGGTCAGGAGCTGAGGATACGTTTCGCGTCCGGGCTTCTCAACGGTCTGGAGTTCGCCGTGAAGTTCAATCCTGAGGGAAAGCCGGAGAAGCTGGAAGATGGCGGATGGAACCCTGAGGCACAGCTTTGGGAGATTGTGCGTAATAGCAATTACGGGCCCAGTCTGCCGGATGATGTGCAATATCCTCAGGATGGAGATGAATATGTACTATCCGGCTGGGACAGCACGAAAATAACCGAACTGGGGCTTGTGGGTGCTGCAGAACAGGAACTGAAGGTCAAGACGGAAAAATACGCTTCCAAATCAAAGGTTGACCCGAGTACTTACGACTGCACGATGATGTCCGGTGACGCATACCGCGAGGACGGCATTCATAACCTCTACAGCATTGGTCAAAAGGTTAATCTTATTAACAAAGCCTATTTCGATAACGGAAGGCAGTCAAGGATTATCGGTTTTGAATTTAACTTGGATTTCCCGTTTGATTCGCCTGTCTATACCGTTGGTGAGACGGCTGCCTATTCCCGTATCGGCGAGCTGGAGGAGAAGGTTGAGAGCCTTACCCTGAAAGGACAGACCTATACGGGCGGTGGTGGCAGCGGCGTGTATGTGATTGGAAGCCACGACTCAACCCCGGCGACAGACCATAACGTGTATTCCGCATTACGCTCGTTGATCATGTTCATGCGCAAGGACACGGAGGAACGCACCAGTTTCCTCCTCTCCCTGCTAGGTGGAACCGTCATTAAGAAATACGCCAAGTTCGGTGATTTCGTCACCGGCATTTCAGGAGGTTACATCGGTGAGGACGCCCGTGCTGAGCTGGAGGCTTTGGTCCTGCGCAGCTCCCTGAGTGTTCCCGAACTTCGTTTCAACCGTCAGACCTATTTTGAGGGATATAATACCATCAGTCCCGGCGGAGGGCTGAAGATAAAAAGCTTTGTCGCCAACAGTGACGGCAGCTATACTGTCACCCCCGATCTGGAGGATGGTGTACCGCTGGGACAGAAGCCGGACGATATCCTTTTGGGCTTCTGGCATGACAAAAGCGTCACTACCGGTGACTTTATTGGTTTCAGAAAAATACAGTACCGTATCACTTCCGCAGATTACGACGAGAAGACATTCGTGATGGTTCCGCGTCCCGGATATGAGTTCGTCCCCCATAACGAGATGCGTCTCGGACAGACGGGCAATTTCACCGACAAGGAGCGTCAGACCTATATCATCATAGACGTGCGTGACGGCAACTGCTGCATCACCCTTGTAGACGATGCCAACACCTGGGACCCGGAGCCGGCACAGATGAAGAGCTGGTTCGGCAAGAAGAAGGGCATGACCATCAACGGGATCAACTGCGACAGGTTCTCGGCAGTATTGCAGGATATCATCATGACCGGGCTTATCTTTCAGGTGGATGAGATCACCGGACAGACAGTGCGTGTTCCGTTAGACAAAGGTGAATGGGTTGCAGGGAAGTACGCCTATTATGACCGGGTGTCACACAACGGGGCTTTGTGGTTGTGTGTTGATGATAACGGAACGACAACAGAACCGTCAGATGGTAACACGGCGTGGTTGAAACAAGTGGCCAAAGGTGATAAAGGTGATCCGGGCTTGTCTGTAGTCGGTGGTGGCCATTGGGAATCCGCCAACACACCATATAGTGCCAATACAATGGTTACTCTTGCCAACTGTGTCTTTTTATCCAAGGTGGAGACATCCAATCCTCCCATCAGAATATTGCGTGTTAAAGGTGGTAATTTCCTAAGAAAGAAGGACGGTGGTTATTATCTTGCCGGAAAACCTGCCGACTGGGAGGTTAACGAAGACTGGGACATGCTTCTTGACGGGCGTGAACTGAAAGGAGAGAGCATCACCTTCCTTGGTGAGTTCGCATCCCATCCGTCCAATCCCAAGGAGGGTGACAGCTACCGGAATACGGCTGATTATTGTACCTATATATACCAGCATGGTTTGTGGATGGTCATGGTCAAAGACGGGACTGACGGTAAGGACGGCAAAGGTTACGAGTGGATCTACACCCGTACCAACATCATCGGTCTTACCCCTGACAAGCCGGACTCGAAACAGCAGGATGATTATGTTCCAGAAGGCTGGACAGATGATTTCCTTGGCGTGGATTCCGACCATCAGGTGGAATGGGCGTGCAAACGTGTGAAGCGTGACGGCGTGTGGTCAGAATTCAGCGATCCGGCCCCTGTGCATCGATGGAGCAAGGACGGGGAGAACGCCATCATGGCGGACTTCGATAACGAGATGGTCAATGCAGCCCTTACTTCGGACGGGAAGGTCGTGTCCTCACAGACTTGGAATACAACTGTCAGCATGTGGTACGGAACGGAAAAGCTCACCCTTGACAGCATCACCTGTACACCTGACACAAATCTTCTGTGTGCGACAGACAAGAATACAGGAGTGGTGACAATATCGGTATCTGCCGGAGCTACTCTTGCTGCGACAAACACGGTGAAGATCACAATCAGGGCTACAAAGAACGGGCAGCAGTATTCCCGTGATCTTACGTTCACAGTAGCTGGTGTGCGTGGGGGAGCGAATGGTGCGGATGCCATTCTATACAGCATTGTCGTTTCCGCCAGTTCAGTAAGCAAGGACAAGAACGGGAACTACAGCGTGTCTTCCGTATCATGTTACAGGCAAATGTCAGTGGGGGGCGTGATATCCACCACAACGGACGGTATATTGAAATACAGTATAGACGGTGGAGCTGAAACTACCATAAACAACAATACAGCCATATCAAGCGGAAATTTCACGAAGACATTGAAGTTTGTCTTTTACGTGAATGACCAGATAGTGGATGTTGAAACCGTCCCCATGCTTGTAGATGGTAAGGACGGGGCTGACGGTGAGAGTATCACAGCCGCAGGTCATTGGGAGTCCGCCAACATTCCGTATGCGAAAAACAGTACAGTATCGTTTGCCGAAGGATCTTACTTAAGCAAGGTTCAGACTTCCAATCCGCCACTTCCGCTTCTTCGTGTGAGAGGTGGAAGTTATTTAAGGAAGAAGGATGGCGGTTACATACTTTCCGGGAAGAGATCGGACAAGGCTGTCAACTCCGACTGGCAGGAAATGACTTCCGGTGTCGAACCGTCCGCTTCGTACTGGCTTGACAGCCCGGTAAGCACGATAAACTTCACGTCAACAGGCACACCGTCACCGTCAGCATTTGTTGTTACCATGAAACAGAATATAGGCGGTAATGTGAGCGATACGAACAGATTCTATCTTGTCGCACGCAAATACAACGGAAGCTGGCTGGCGCATGTAGGTGCTACCCTAAGCAATCAGATATCCGTTCCTGCGACAGCCGGATACACCCAGTTTGCCGTCCGGGCTTATAAGTCGGCTTCCGATGCAAACGCATGGAATAATAATTTTGTCGCTGAAAAAGGTGTGGGGGTTGCTAAAGACGGAGACATAGGAGCAACAGGAGCAACAGGGGCGTTTCCCCGTGACAGAGGCGTATGGGCTTCCGGACAGACTTACGTCTGGAATGCGGATTACCGGGATAAGGTCATATATCTGATAGGGGGAGTTTATTATAATTTCCTTGTAAAAAATTACGGCGCTTCCGTTACCTCTGCACCCACATCAGCCAACGGGGATTCGAACTGGGAAGCCATGCAGAAGTTTGTGAATATCGCTACTGATACCCTTTTCGCCGATGGTGCGAATGTGGCCGGATTCATGTTCAAAAACAATGTGCTTAAATCCCACAACGATGAAGGTGAAACTCTTCTTATCAATGGCGTAACCGGGTATTTCAAATGTAAGAATGCAGAGATTACTGGAACAATCACATCTACAAAAGGGAATATTGGTGGTTTTACCATATCATCTGCAAGTTTGGAGGCTGTTAGCGGAAATAATGCCATGCTCCTTTCCGCCAACTTGGTAAGATTTACCGGAAGTTATTCAAGCGTGTTTATTGGAGCGGATACTTTTCCTTCATCTAGTGGGGGGGCAATATTATGCCCATCCCGTATTTCGGTTAATAGGAATATAACGAATACGGCGTATGGCAATGTGGGCATGTATTTTGACATACAAGGTTCCCATGCTTATGATGATAATGATTTTCAGTATACCGGGAATCATGCGTTGTATATCGTCAAGGGGGACATCTGTGGGTTTAGGCTCAGATTGCGCAGAATAAGCAAGAGCACAACTTTGTCAGTGATGGATAGTGTTATCATGGCTGTAACGTCCGGTATTACGCTGACTGTTCCGTCCACTGCGGAAGACGGGCAGTTCTACTGGATAAGAAATGTTTCTGGTGGTGATGTGACCATAGCCGGAACAAATCTTGTCGGCTGGAATTCCGGGGAGGTCAGCACTTCGATAGGTTTGGCCAAGTCAAAGGCGGCAGCAATGTATTATGACAAGCATAATAACAAGTGGTTTATGAATTGGATTGATTGTTGGAACTAAAATGTAATGATTATGAAAATAAATTTTAAACAGTTCCCCATGTACACGGGGATAGACAAGAAAGAAATGGTTGCCTGTGATGTGGCATATAGCTTGGCAAATAACCTTTATACCAAAGTGCCTGATAATATCGGAGCGCATTGTCTTTCCGAGAAGATTTATAATGCGGAAGGCAATGTGGACTTAAGCGGGCAGGAGATTGAAATAATCCGGTTCGCTTATCCGACCTTTACCGGAGCATTTGCCGATTCGTTTGAACATTATTTGAAGACATATAAAGAGAAGGAGGAACAACATGAAAATTGAGAATTTGGAACGCGCCAGCCGGATCAATGACGAACTGGCGAAACTGAAGCTGGCGAAGGAAACGTTGAATAACGGCGGCTATGTCCGTATCTACAGCAGCACCCGGTCAAGTGCCGGATGTGTGGAACTGGATATAGCGAACTTCAATGATGAGGTGAACACGTGTATAGACAACCATATCATTGAGCTTGAATCTGAAATAGAAACTTTATAAAATTAGGATATTATGAGTGATTTGAATTTAGACAATATTGTTGGTTTTAAGGCTGTTGATAAAGACGGTAACGAACAGAATGTAACAGTGGATGAGATGGTGGACATGGTTTCCACAAGAATGGTTATGGCTTTGTCAGAAACTTCAACATTTGCTGCCGTTGCTGCAACAGGAAATGACGTGTATGAAAATGAACTTCCGACCGTGACAGATGCCGCAAATGTAAGGGTTTTACAAAGTAGCGGAGATGCCGCACAAATGACGATGCAGTCACTTGCATCAAAACTGGGGGGACTTTTACCTCTTGTGAGCGAAAACAACAACGGACTTGCTTGGAAGGGCGGCTTTATTGAAAGGGTTAAAATAACATCCAGTATGTCTATTGACGATTATACTAATCCAGGAATGTACGGTTTAGATGGATGTCAAGATTCTCCATATAAATATGGTGGGCTAATAGTATTTAAAGCTAATGTCCTTGTTGTACAAATCGTTTATGAAATGCAAGGTTCAAACAGACCAAAATATAGGCAGAATTGGGCTAATCAAGGTTGGCAATCATGGTATTCTTTTTAACAAAGGAATAGCTGATTCACGCTTCTGGGGGGATTGGCGAACCGTATCTTGGGTATAAAAAACGGGTGGTCCGGTACAAGCCGGTTCCACCCGATCCTGATATGCACAACGCCATGCGCAGTGCAAAGGTAATAAATATCTGAATAAACCGCTATATTTTTCAAGATATAGAGATTTCTTCCAAATAAGACGGAAGTGTTTCAACTGTTTTACTATCTAGGTCTATCGATTCTCTTGATTGAATAATAAATTCTGATCCATCTCCGTCTATACCTATCAAGCCTAACCATAACTCATACATATTTGTTTCTGGATTACTGCCAAGATACAATTTAACATTGTCGTTGTTGCCAAAAAATCTAGTAACAGAAATTAGTTTATTTCCTTTCCAGTCTATAGCCATTAATGATCCAAGATTGGATGCAGGAGAAGCGCCAAATATCAATGCGACATAATGATTGTACCAATATTTACTTTCAACTAATTTTGTGTATCCTTTAAAAAAACGTCTTCCCAGTCTTTTTTTATCTTCGACCGACATTAATCCGCTTTTATTGCCCGTAGCTGTACCAATCAGTCCCCCCAGCTCTCGATTTTTAAGAAAATCATGTCAAAGATACGGATTGCCAATCAGTCCATTTTTCGTTATTCCAATTAGTCCTTATATGTAAAACATTAGAATGAAATGCAAATGAAAATTGAATAATATGAGTGCCACAATTCAAAACAATTAAACTACCATATTTATAAGACAGGCCGAATGTTACATTGTTAAGTTTATATGTGCCATTATTCTTAATTCCTGTTAAATCATTTACGCCCGAAATATCATTCCTATATCTAAACCACGTATCATTTATCCCCAACAGTCCCCCCAGCTCTGATTTTTAGCATGAATTGTATAATTATTATTCAACAACAACTTCAATTGCATCTTCCGGCAATGTTGTAATCACAGGAGTAGTTTTAAAACTGGTAACTGGCTGTATTGATAAATTCATTGGACCTTCCGAATTATTTTTCAAATAAATACTTATAGTCTTGTTGTCACTTATTGTAACATAAAATTTCTGTGATGATAAATTGGACAATGCTATAATTTTATATATCGCTTTGCTAGAATCATCAGATAACAATATGTGATATGATGCTATTCCTCTCCATGGGTGCCAAACGATAATATTAAATGCACTGGCATATCTAGAAGTAGATAATAGGCATACTTGACCAGCATTTAAAGCTCTACCAGGGTTAGTAAATACCTGTCCGGCAGGCATTAATCCATCCTTATTAGCCGTAGCCGTACCAATCAGTCCCCCCAGATCGGTATCATGGACCTTATGTTGTTTGAATTTGTTTCCATGCTGCACCTATTTTCCCGCGGTAATATATTAATCTTGAGTCCCACGTCATTACTATTTGCCCATAATCATCTATACCATTACCAAATGTCAGACATTTTCCAGAACCATCAAGTGGACTATTTTGAGCTTCAGCACCAAATGTATATACGCCATTTAAACTTGCATTGTCAATATCTGATGTATGACCCCTATATCTGAACCACGAATTATTTATGCCAATCAGTCCCCCCAGCTCTCGTTTCAAATAGATTTTATGTCAATTATTACTGTGAATTATTATCTTAGGATCTTCCCAAGTTGAAACGTCTGGATAATTCCTTTTTCTAAATATTAATGTTCCGTCTATTGCTATTCCGAAGATGAAAACAACATCTTCTAATTGTTTTATAACCAATCCTTGAACGACATTACCATAGAATCCTTCTCCAGCAAAAGCATTGAAATCGGAAACGAAAGGTTGAATTGTTTTTATAGGCATTTCATTTACAAAATCCGTAAATTCACTCCATGAAGAAAACGATTTTGTTCCCTTCGGATTTCCCAAGAGTCCCCCCAGAAGTACAAAATTCCTATACCTGTGTCAAATCTATTTTAGCCCATCCAAAATTGGTATGGTTAAGTTGTCTCACATACAATTCAAACCTATCTGAAACAGAATAAAAAGCAAACTGGACTTTATATGACTTCCCAACGACAAATAGCGGTCCCCAACTTTGGGAAAATGGAGCATTGGAAATGTTACCAAATATTTCATACCAACCATTGTATACTGCCAGATTTGCATCACTAACTATCCCTCTGTACATGAACGGAAATAGACTTAGGCTTGTGAACAGTTCCCCCAGGTCGAAAGATCAGGATTAATATTGTCGAATTTGATTATTTTGGAGAAATAGCTAAATTTAAAATAAAAATATGCTAGAGAAGATACGATACAGGTTGGTCTTTAACCGCCAAAAGAAACTGAATAAGCAAGGCACGGCCCTTGTACAGGTTGAAGCTTATTTAAACCAAAGGAAAATCTACCTGAAGACAAATGTGTACCTCAAACCGGAGTGCTGGAGCCGTGAAGGGGCACAAGTCATTAACCATCCACAAGCTGAGGAACTTAACGCAATGCTCTATGAATACATCCTGTATTTGCAAGGCATAGAGTTAGGGTATTGGAAGCGTGGAATACCTGCCACACTCTCTTTACTGAAAGATGCCGTCAAAAAGAAAAGTGCCGTGAATGTCAGCTTCTCCATTTTCGCCAAATCAGCCATTGACAATTCGGACAAGAAGCAGTCCACCAAGGATAACCTGCATACGACACTGGCGGTCCTGCATGATTTTCGCTCCGGGCTGGACTTCAAGGATCTTACCTATACATTCCTTCGTGATTTTGAACAATACCTGAGAGAAAAAGGTAACGCGGTCAATACGATAGCCAAGCACATGAGACAGCTCCGTACCTTGGTCAATGAGGCAATCAACCAGGGATACATGCACGCGGATGCTTATCCCTTTCGGAAATACAAGATCAAGCAGGAGAAAGGCAGACATGAGTTTCTTACCCCGGACGAGTTGAAGAAGCTGGAAACAGTCGAAGTGGAAGAAGAGTCCATGCGCCATGTGCTCGATGCTTTCCTATTCTGCTGTTATACCGGCTTGCGTTATTCTGATTTCTGCCAGCTCACACCTGAGAATTTTATCAGGATAAACGGTAAGAGGTGGCTGTACTTCAAATCCGTCAAGACAGGGGTGGAAATCCGTCTGCCGTTGCATTTGCTTTTTGAAAGCAGGGCATTGGGCATTCTTGACCGCTATCCGGATATCGGCAGTCTTGCAGCCCTGCCTTGCAACTCGGAGGTGAACAGGCAGCTTCGAAAGCTGGCCGGATTGTGTGGTATCAAAAAGCGGATAACCTATCATGTGAGCCGTCATACCTGTGCCACCCTGCTGGTTCATCAGGGAGTTGCGATTACAACAGTCCAGAAGCTGCTCGGACATACTTCCGTCAAGACCACACAGATTTATTCAGAGATACTTTCCAGCACCATAGTACGTGACTTGAAAAACGTTCAAAGAAAAAGGAGAAAAGTAAAGATATTTCCTGATAAGGGCTTAGAAACATCTGATTTTATAGATAACCGGTAGATTTCATGAATCCTATTTGTTTTCTATTAATATTGTAACTCTTTAAATTTTCCGGATGATCGGAATATTGCTCCTGATTATTTTTTTCAATATGGATTGAATATGGAATAGTTTTCACTATCTTTGCAGAGTAACCAGGAGCTTGATGGCAATAAATATTGTCATCAGGCTCTTTTTTTATTGTCTATCTGTCGAATAATGGAATCCCCCGTCTGGCTTCACAGTCTGACGGGGGGAGGTTAAATCCAATCAATAATAGTTTTGAAAGAATCAGGTCAACAAAGTATTGACAAAGATAGTGAAATATGAATAGTAAGCAATATGGATATGGATTTATTTTGCATATATATAAATTCTAGGTATTTTTTCAGGAAAGATAGGGACAGTTGAGAAATAAAGGAAACAGGATGAATAATTTATCATATAATAATTAAACGGTGAATGTAATGGAGATAGATATTGCAAACATTATTAGTGCTGCCGGAACATTGCTGGCAGCTTATTTCGCCTATAATCAGTATACCAAAAACAAACTGACTGATTTAAAAGTGGAATATTTTAAAAAAGAGGAGGAAAGAAGAAGTTACCACCGCAGCGAGAACTCCGCCAAGGTGTTCGGTGAGCTGTGGCGTGTACTTTATGAAACGAAAGCAGACAGGGTATATATCGTACAACCCCATCCTTTGGGGCATATAGCTTTTCTTTCGGTGCAGTTCGAGGTAAAACGAAAAGGTATAGCCGGAATGCGTGAAAACATCCAATCACTTCCCATGAGTGAAGTGGCCGTTTTTGCAGAAAATCTCGCAAAGAATCTTTTCATGTTCTATTCAGATATTGATAATCAAGTTAAGGATAAGGTTGCCAAATCTCTATTATCAACAAATGGATGCAACAGCGTCGCTATTAAACGGCTTAATTCATCTCAAGATTGGGTTGGAAATATATTTTGTGAGTTTACAGATGAAACGGATTTGAATGAAGATGAACTTCATAAGGTCTTGCATGAAGCAGCGGTTAACATACAATATATCCTGCCGGAATTCAAAGAAAATAAAATCGAATAATTATAATTAATGAGTAGTATGACTGACGTAAGAAAACTTGCACCGTTTATTCTGAAATGGGAAGGCGGTTTTGTAAATGACCCTGACGATTTGGGAGGGGCTACCAATATGGGGGTGACTATCGGAACCTATGAGGCATATTGCCGAAAGAAAGGATATTCCAAGCCTACAGTTGAAAGATTGAAAAATCTCACAAAAGAGGAATGGACGGAAATCTTGAAAACCATGTACTGGGACAGATGGAAGGCTGATGAGATAAAATCGCAATCAGTTGCTGATATATTGGTTGATTGGGTCTGGGCATCCGGTGCGCACGGAATTAAGATTCCTCAACGCTTGCTTGGTGTTACAGTGGATGGCATTGTAGGTCCCAAGACCATTGCCGCAGTTAATTCCCGTAATCCGCGTGAACTGTTTGACCAGATCAAGATTGCACGGTTTGATTTTATCGAGGATATATGCCGGAAACGCCCAGCAAACAACAAGTTCAAACGGGGGTGGATGAACCGCATAAATAATATCTCTTATGTTGGTTAGAGTTATGAACTGGGTAAGCCGACATATATTGCTGGCTCCTTTCATGTGTTTGTTCCTGTTGTTCGGATCATGTGGCAGCTCGCATAAGGCTGTCAAGTCCGATGTAGAAGTAATCAGCAAAGATAGCGCCAGTGAATCTGTCAACATCGTACACGGATCAAGCACCTCTTTGAGCGAACTCATTACCACTAATGGTAACTATGTAATTGATTTTCGTATCTATGATACCCAAAAACCGCCTGACAGCCTGACCGGGAAACCTCCGTTACTGGCAGATGGACAGGTAGAGAGAAGTTTCAGTCAGAAAGAAGATAGACAGATGATGGTAGCCGATACCACGAATGTCAAAGCCGACAAGGAAACGACTTCTGATGTCCATGAGAAAAAGCAATCAGAAACCATAAAGGAAAAAAAAGAATCCACATTGTTTAAACAAATAGCCCTAGCATGTGTAAGTATAACTGTTTTGATTGTTGCGCTGTTGGCAAGAAAACGCTGGCGCAACAACGATCCCTCATAATAAGATTTTTAATTCATAAGTTGAATACCCTGGCTCATGATGAGTCGGGATGTTTTATTTAAATACAATTTTTATCGAAATTTATATAGTAAAAAATACAATTTTCCAATAGGATTATATATATTTGCAATTGTTACAGTAGTACTTTTATGTCGTAACGCCGATGTTTATATGGTGTTGCGACACTTTTTTTTGTCAAAACACCAATGTATAATTTAAATCAAATAAATTATGAGAAAAGATTTATCTCAAATTATTGGTGAAGCAACAGAGAGACTTCCCAAGCAGGAACAGGTAATTGATGATTATTGGTCAATAATGATTGATGACGGAATTGGTGGTGTGGTAACCGTAACTTTTATGAAGTATTATTATGGATGGAATCTTTATTCGACTAATTATTAAAAATGTATGTCCCAGCCGTTACAGCTGGGACTTTTTCTATTAGCTACGTTGAAATATAAATCTTATAGGTAATCTTGAATTGTTTTATCTTCAGATATATATCCAAGTTTTTTATTTTTGTCTAATAGAGTAATTGCCAATCGGAAAAAATCCTGTGGAGTTTCTGACCATTCGGATAAAACTTCTATTAAATTTTCCATATCAGTAGTTTTGGCTTGTCTAGAATCTCCATGCCTTATTCCTTTTTTATCTTTTTCTTTATGTGATAATAGAATACAAACCAGCTCTCGAATAGGCTTACTTATCTCATTGTCTTTGGGCAAAAAACTGTTTAAAAACTTTTGAATATTCCCATAATATAAATCGTAAGATTTTTCAGGGTCTTGTATTGGTACATCGAGAATCTTAGCAATATCTGTTGGGGCTGACAACTCATCAAACAGGCTAGGTTCTTGTTGACTGTTGGCCACAACAATTTTATCTACAGCACTTATTAAATCTTCTAATTTCTTTTTTGAAAGTTCCATAATTTAAATATTTAGACAGATATACGAAATAATTCTTTTTTCATTTTATCAATTGCTCCATTAAGCGAATGTTTGGGCACAGCGTCAAATTCAACTCGACGAACTGCAATGTCAGAGGATTTCAACATTCCTCCATATTTAGCAAATTCTTTGTTCTTTTTTTCGCCCTTAGGTAATGTTTCTAAATATATGCCATATAATATACTTACATCCACATTAAGTTTATTTGCTAATTGATTCATTTTATATGGCAGGGCTACAATTCTACTCAACTCTTTTTGTATAGTCGGATTAACTAATGCATCTAATGCAAATTTATCTGCACGTTCTTCATTCAATAATAGTTCTGGATTTTCAGAATCAGATATATGATATAAAAGATTCTCTAATATGTCAAAATCATTTATGACATGATATAATTCATGCAATAAATTAATCCATAGCTTATGATATTTTTTATTCATATCAGTAATAACTATACATGGCTTACCTTCAAGTATCATTGTAACGCCGAATGCTCTAGTGCCAGATATATACGGTTGGGTTAGAACAGTGACTCCCAATCTAAAAAGAATTAGAACAACTTTTTCATATCCGTGTACTTTGTCCAAGGTAAATTCACTTATCCTTTTTAATAATTCAATTAATAAATCACGGTTATATTCGTACGGATTATTAATTTGCGAAAAAGAATAGATGGAACATTTAAGCCAAAAATCATTCATCTTCTTTTCTTTCTCTTGAGCAACAAATGCTTTTGACTTACTGAAAAGTGTTGGCATCAATGACGTATCGTCATATTCATAAATGGATTTAAAGTTAAAAAAATCACAAATCTGTTTCTCATAATCTTCAATTTTTGACCTTGATTTAATGATTCCTATTTTTTTTAATGTTGGTATATCAAAATTCCTTAGCACATAAGACAATCTTTCAGACTTTTCAATATTTGCCAAATCCTTTTCGCTAACTTCTTTATTATAAGCTGAAACAAGTTGAGCTTCTGTGATATCAAGCAATTTCATAACCTTTATAGCCTGATTCAGCTTCAACTCGTAATTCCCTTTTAAATATTCAGAAAAGGAATCTTTATTTATACCTATTTCTTCGGCAACGGCAGTTACTGCAACATCGCTTTCTATTAATAATTCATTTAACATTTCTCTCAAAGATTTATCTTGAGATACCGTATTGAGGGTCGTTTTTTTTATAGTTACATACATAATTCACCGCTATTTTCCTGCAAAAATAGCATTTTTAAGCAATAAAATACTATTTTCGCTTCTTATTTTTAGCGGTGAGTTGGTTTTTGTATTTTTATAAATATCAATTGTAGATTCAATTCAGCCGTAACTGAGGGCTTTTTTTTGTCATTTTGCAAGGGTGAGCAAATAGATAGTTTCGCCAAAAGCGAAGAGTACCGCAGAATTGTACATGAAGAAATGGAATAGGGAAGCCGAATAGACAGCCTTTAATTTTTCGAACAGATTATATATTCGACTAAAAAATAGAATTTTTCGTATCTTTGGCCTGTGATTTTGGAGTAGAAGCCAATCTCATAATAAAAGTTTGGGAGGGGTGTCGTAATGCACGATGCCCCTCCTTTTTTGTAATACGAATAATGTGACAACAAATATTTTAGAAATAGACAAATCTTTTTGAACAAACTAGTGATTGTTTTGTTCTTGAAAAATAAAGTAGATTGTCAAAACGTAACTAATCTGAACCGTTCAGGCTTGTGATAAGTAGGGACGCTGAAAAAAAGGAACTGAATCATTTAGAAACAGTTCCAATTCTTTAATTTGTCATTAGTTTTTAAGTAAAATATCATGTTTAACAACGATAGTTATCAAGGAATGTTAACCACATTACTTGTTATAATTTTACCAGTTGTCAGGTCTTTAGCTGTTATGCAGACCGTTTGTGGTCTTTGGTTATTATAATAACTAGGTCCCAAACCACTTTCATAGTAAGCTTCATCCAAAGGGCAATTGTGTACAATATTTATTCCTTCATCATTTCCCCGAATAGGCTTCATCCAAAATAATCCTCGTACTCTATATTTAAGCATACTATAAATTTGTTTTTGGATTTGATGTACCCCATTATCATCATACCAGTCCCCTATAATTGCATCAGGTAAAATTTTTTCTATAGAACTGATTACGATCTCAGGTTTCTGAGAATAAATCGGAGGTTCAATTTGCTTAGGTTTTGTTGTTTCAACTACTGTTTTGCCTAAGCTATCAGTACGCTCAACAAAAATACCGATTGAATAAATCGCTTTATCAGCTATCGCCGTATAAGTACTATTATGAATAGTAAGGTCAGTTTCATCGCAACGAAGCACATTAAAACTTACATCTTTTCTAGTGCCCGTATGAGTATCACAAACGATTCCATTTTTATAAAGTATAGTTCCCCATTTAGATACTCCCTGCAATTTTTGAACATCATTGGTAAAAATATCATACCAGAATTTTAGATAACGAGATTCCCTAAAAGTTATATTATAATCCAAAAGCTCAGTAGTATCAGGCCAGCTATTCTTGAATGATGGGATTATTTCAAAATCAACATCCTTTATATCAAGAACTTCCGAGGTTGTAAATGAGTTAAAATTATCAGCATATACATGTTCACCATCAACTATTGCAAATGCCCGATAAGTATATGTCATTTTAGATTGAAGCCCCGTAAGTTGAAAGTTGTATATACCATCTTCAATAATATCCCGGACTATCTCTTGTCTTTTGCCAGATTCGTCAGTAAATTCTACACCTATTTTTTTAGTCCAAGGAATAACATTTTTATACTCACACGTTACAAGCGCCGTAGTTTTATTTTGGACTGTAGCATCTCCTGTTACAAGTGTTATTCCCTCTATCTCCTGCTCAGGTAATGCCAGTATAATTTCATCAAATATAGGTAGTTTTATGGTTGGACATACACAATAATTTTTATTCTTATTAGGACTACTAAAACTTGTAGTCAACTCGACAGGGGAAGATCCAGAAAGTCTATATTCAATCTTCTCTTCCGAATCTTCCACTTTCTTCTTTTTTTCATCCAACAATCTGAGGCCTAACTCAATTGGGAAAAATACATCTCTGTTTACATGATAAGACGCATCTATTTTATCACCTTTCCAGATTGCATCTATAGGTTCAAATTCAGGAAACAAATAATAATCTTTCTTTCCAATAGGAAGAGATAAGAATTCACGTTCCAGTTCCACTTCAATATTCGTTTTTTTTACAAACAAAGATGTTTTAACCGCAATTTGGGCGGTTACATTACAAGCAGTTTCCGTAATTTTACTATCTTTCAGTTTGCTATATATATTGTTTAAATCTTCTTGTTCATAGGATATTTCCGCAGCAATCGACGGAGCGGCAGAAGCACCCAGCATACAGGAAATTTCTTTGTTATTAAACAATTTCATGCTAAAGTCTAAAGATAACCCAGCACTGATTGTTCCATCCAATTGCAATGATTTTACAGATAATTCTTCATTGTCTTTTATTCTCTGACTTTCAAAACGGGATTCACCATGCTCATAAATAAAACTCATTTTCCATTCTTGCTGTGAATGCTGTTCTGAATGATATTCGAACTCTCCTTCAAAGTTCATGAAGGCTGATAAAATAAATTCAGGTTGCAAAACTATCTGAGTCGCCACCCCCACAACTCCAGACGGCAACAAAGTAGGTTTTACAGGAATCTTCTTTATTTTTTTTCTGTATTCTCGGCTTAAAGCGCCCTTTACATCAAAACTGGAACCATAAAAAGTTTTGCAGAAAAAAGAAAATTCAATATAAGGTTCTTTTTGCGCTTTCTTATCTATATCAATACGACATTGTAACTTTATCCCGATCCCTGCACCGCTTTCCATACTGCCTGACAGTGAACCCGAATCCGTTGTAGTTGAACTCCATTCTTTTTCTGATGCCTTACCAAATTCTATATTCCATCTTGTTTGCAATCCTACATACCCGTCCTTATCCCAATAAGGCGAACAAGGCAATATACTTCTACTGTCAGGAACATCCATATCGTCAAAAACGAGTTCCATAGGTTCATTTATATATAATTTATCAAATGCTTCTTCCAACGAAACAGACTCGGTTTGTATCTCATAGCCTCCTTGTGCTTTTACCACTTGCTTCACTTTGCCAAGGAAACCTGAGGGAAATTTTTCAGAAACTGCCCCATATAATAAGATACGACCGATTTCAGGCAAATCGGATTCCTTTATTGATGCGTCAATATTTAAAGAAGTACCTGTTACAGTATTGGTTACATACTTCTCCAATTCGTCACTTAATAAGATTGTATTCTCATTTAGAATCACATCGCCATTTTGTGGTTCGTTCGGTTCTACAGGCTTTTCAGGCTGCTCCGGCTCTTCTTTTTCGGGCAGTTCTTCTTCCGGTGAATCGGAAGAACAGGCATTAAAAGTAAACGACAGCAATAATGCCATCAAAATAAAATACATTTTTTTCTTCATATTGCACCTTTTAATAATTATTTCAACGAGTGCAAATGTATTAAAATAATTGAATAAATCAAAACTGCTCTATGTAGTATATACACTATAATACATTATTAAGGAGTTAAAAGTGAAAAGACAGGGGTTATTCAGTTTAAACTGAACTAGAATATTTTTATCCTCTCATAAAATCATAATATATATTTTTGGCAGTTAAGATATAATGAGTCCTAAAAGAAAAAAACTAAGACAGCCGAATAAGCTGCCTTTGATTTTCTGAACAAATTATATATTCAACTGGAGAAAGAATAGAATTTTGCGTATCTTTGCCCTGTGATTTTGGAGTAGAAGCCAAATCTCATAACAAAAGTTTGCCCCGGCTTACGTGAGTCGGGGTTATTTTTGCTATATTTGATGTAGTCTGAAGGTATTTAATTGACTACAAATAGATTAAAAGAAACTCGCATGAGAATAGGCAACGGATAAGAAATTGGTAAAGTGCTTTGATACACTATATTTCTCATGCTGTCAAACAACTCTTATTTGTTTGCAAATATAATATTATTGCAGGTAAAAATCAAAAATAACGAGGTTTATTTTCATTTTTGCCTGCTGATATTTGTTCCGGATTGTCGGATGCGATATATTTGTAATTAGGATTCGTACCGTGTTCCAAGCGGTTCATAAGTAACGACTTGCGGAGCTTTGGCAACAAGGGGATGCGGCTCCGTTTTATAGAAATGACTTATGCAAACCGACTTATCCATTTACAACAGTCTTCGCCCTTCCTTTATAGAAGGCGTTCACGCCGTGAAGTTCAATGCTTTGTCGGCGGTCATATCGCGTTACCGGGATTATGCCCGCAGTTCCGAACAAATAAAAGCGTACTCGGGAGATTCTCTTCTGATGCGGGACATTGCCTCCTTGCTTGACGAAGCACCCCGTCCCATAACGGGGGAATACCAGGATTTCACCCCGTTCCTGCTTCTTCTGATGCTTTCGGAGGAGTTTCATGCCGTCCATTACGTCGAGCGTCTTGTAACGTGGTATTTCGGCTACTGTTGTGTCGATGAACTGCGGACGGTCTGCACCATTCTGTTCCAGTGTTCCTACCCGCATCACGACACGCTGCGGCTGCGGTTTAAGAATTACCTGCGTGAAGCCCGTAAGACATTGGGTATGCCCGTTGAATGTAACGCTGCTGTCATGCTGAAAATGCTCGACGCCTCTTATGAACATCTCACTCCCGCCGATGTCGGGGAGTTCGAGGAGCTGTTGCACCTGGGGGACGATTACGAGTTCATCTCCCGTGTCAAATCGAATTATCTTGCCTCGGATAACGTCACGGAACTCGCCGGGGTTTGCGGGTATTCCAGCACGATTACCTTCCGCCGGCGTTTCCAGCGGGTTTTCGGCTGCTCGGCCTCCTCGTGGTTACGTCAGCGCCGTATCGAACGTATCGGGGAGTTGCTGCGGACGACACACTACACGTTGCAGGAAATAGCCTACATGTGCGGTTTCTCCGCCCAATCCCACTTTACGGACTTTTGCAAGCGGAATATGGGGAGCAATCCCACTTCCATCCGCCAGGAAGGCCGGATCTGACATTAAAATCGGCCTCGTGATAAAAAAACGAAGAGAAAGATAAAAATCGTAATCCGCCGGTTTTTCGATTCGCTAACTTTATACGCGAAAGTAACAAGACGGATTATGATTGCATTTATAGAAAAATTAAACAGCGAAGTCCTGCGGAGTATCGAACGTATCGAATCGCGGGATACCGACGTGTTGAAAAAGTCGCTTGAAGCGTCACGTGTCCTGGGAGAAGCGTTCGACCGTTTGAAACAATATATCATCGGCTACCGTTTTCAAAACGATGACGAGGAAATAAAGTTCTTCAAAGAAATCAAACCCCGTCTTTTTTGCCGTCTGATCTATTACCGCAAGCTCTACAATATCGAGATGAACCGTCCGGTAGGAAGTATCGAGGCACAACGGGAGTACCTGGACGCCCATGTTCGGGCCATCAACGCGTACACGCAGAAACGCCTTGACTTTATCCGCTATTTCCGCAGCGGCGCTACACACCTGGACAGCCTCTATTTCCTGCGCGGGCAGACCGACACGGAGCAATACCTGGAAACCTTCTACTATGAACTCGACCCGCAGTTTTCGACAAACGCGGATTTCAAGGTGGCGAAAATCCTGGCCAACGATATGTTGTCGGTTTATCTTATGGGCGAATTGGAATCACTGGAGAGCACGAACCTCCGGAACATGGTTCTGCCATTGTCTGACGTGCGTCCGACATGGCAGGACTCGAAGACGGATCTGACGGAACTTATTTACCTGCTCGACAGTAAAGGCTGTTTCGGCAATGTGCCACTCACGCAACTTGCCAGCTACATTTCCAACGCTTTCAACGTACACCTCGACATGAACCTTTCGAGGACATTCTGCGATATGAAAATCCGAAACAACCCGACACCGTGGCTTGACAAGGCGAAAGAGGCCCTGCTTAAACGTATGCAGACGTGGAAGCGAAACAAGAAAAACGGCAATTCCGAGTAG